CGGTATCGGTGGCAGCACCTTTATCAGTTCAACGCAGCCTGTGCCGGATCTTACTTCTAAGCCTGCCACGGCGCACAGCGCGCGGCCGAACTTCTCAGCGCGCTCATACTTCTTTCGTAAGCGCTGCTTCGCGTTTTTGGGCACGTTCTTCCTCCAATGAGCGCTCGCACGCGCGGCGCAGTCTTAGGTAGTTGGCGAGCGTCGGCTGAATGCCCATTTGTTCGAGCGCGACGCCGACAGTCGAATTACGGAACGCAGGCGCGGGCAGTGCGATAATGCGCTTCATCTCTGCGCCATCTTTTATAACCGCATTTTCAAGCCACTCTGCAAGGTGATACTTGGGGTTTGACGATGGGACGCCTTCGACTGCAATTGTGAACAGCAACCAGTACGCGTCCCACTTATGGTGCTCGGCGCGCGTACTGTCGCTTGTACTTCGCACGGCTTTCCTCCTTGCGGGCTGCGCGGGCGGCCTGGCGCTCGGCTTGGAGCTTCGCGCACGCGGCCGGGCTCCGGCGTATCACGTCAGCCGGATCGATTTTCGTTACCTGCATTTCACTACTCCTAGCGTTTTGACTCTTTTGTAGGTTGCGATGCGAACCCCGTCATCGTTCATGAAGATGAAGTCCATAGGATCAACGCGCAGCTTTATGATTCGCAAGCGGCGATTACACCACGATGTGCGTTTGATGCGCGCTTGTTCGATGCGCGCTTGTTTGAGATGCAAGAACACGTAGATGCCGTGGTGTGCGTGCCTGCGCTTGCTACCCCCGGACGTGCGACCAGCATCCGCGAAAGTTTCCTTGCCTACTACGAACTCGCCGCAGTATGTGCGGCTGTGGAATCGCGTGCGTGACTCTGGTCGCACAATCTTATAGACAGTGCGACGCGCGCAGCTCGTGACTGCGCGATCAATCAAAAAACACATGATATCTCCTAATTTGTCGGTGAGTTGAGATAAATCCAAATCGTGAAGGCCGTCGTTATAGCCATCACGAACCAATAGAACCTGAATGCCCAGCGTCTGAGCGTGTTCATGCGCGGCGCTCCAATAGCCACCGACCCTTGCCGGTGAGATTGTTGAGATGCCCGGCGCTGCCGATGTGGTAGCGCGCGTCGTACAGCTTGATCGCTTGTAGGTCATTGGGATGGTGCCGGATGCGCCGACCCAGCGTGCGCTTCTTGTTGCGCTCGGTGGTGAAGAACTGTTCCTTATACATTGGCACGTGCTTCGAGCAGCGGCGCAGCTTCTTACCTTTGCCCTGCTTTTTCTGTTCTGTGGCCATCTGCTATCTCCATCAGTGCGAGGAATACATCGCTGTAATATGAATCTGAGTCGCTGATCGGCATGTCGCGGCTTAGCTCAATCAGCAAGCGACGCATGCGCGGGAACTGCCCACACCTCTTTGTTCTTGCGAGTGCTAAGCTATCGCCGAAATTCCCAATCTCGTCCTGATACGAGCTATCCACCCAATTGTGGTGATAGCTAGGATGGTGCAGCATCAACCATAACGCTGCTATCTGCGGTGCCGGTAGCATTGAAGCTCCTGATTAAAAATCGGGCCGCCAAGCCTGACTCACATTCGGTCGCATTTAACTTCCGATTCTGCGGGCTCGGCGGCTCGAAGCTCGTTCGTGCCAAATGTTAGCCCAGGTAACAAGCGCTTGAACGCTTCCTGTATCTCCCACAGCGGCAGCTCGATTGTAGTCTCGTCCTCTGGCTTCATGGCGCGAGCGTGAGCGTATCGCCGCCTAGTTTATGGATCAGATCGCATTTGCAATCGCTGGCTAGGCACAGCGTCGGCGGATCTGCCTGTCTGCGATCACGGATGCGCCTGTCTGCTGCTTCGATGATCGCGCGCCGTATCCTGCGGCGCCTGTTGTAATTCCTGTCGGTGGCGTCAGCCGACGGCACTCTATCCCATGAAAACTCAGTCACGATTGTATCCTCATTGGCACAAACTGGTGGTCGAACTCAGTCACGAATCGCGCGTGGCGTAGGTGCGTGCGCCGGTCGCCGCAGACTTTACACCTTGGTCCATCCATGACGGATAACTGCCTTCGCGCCAGCGCGCCTCGTGAGTCCTCCAGCGCTTTCGACGTGAACCCACCCGGCGGGCTACGGAGCTGTACGCTCACGCGTTCAGTCGGGTATTTGAAATTTCTCATCTGGCCCTCCGTTGATATTGGTGCTCAATCATGTCGCGCAAACTGCCGGTGTCTGTTGGGGGTTTATCTTTCGGGTCGGGCATGCGCCACGGATTAGGCTTATACGCCGTCCACAGCTCCTCAGCTTTGGCATTATGCGCGACCATGAACTTGACGCGCTCGACGCGCTCGGCTTCTGATTGTAGTCCGTGCAACGCGCGGATTTTAGCTACCTCCTGCGCGTGTGTTAGACAGCTCATTGGATCATCCTGCCGCTGCGATGTCGCGTACTCCGAACACAATTAAAATGCCTAGAATTATTGCCACCACAAGGAAGAGGCAAATAGCTTTCATCGTGTCATTTCCTTTCGCATTGAAAAAAGGGGCGAGGCGCGTGAATACCTGCGCAGCCATTTAAGTTAAAGGCATTGCAAACAAGCCTAGAATCACGTGCCTCGCGTCGAAAGTTTAGCATGGTGAGCCCGCGCGATGTCAATAGGTTTTGAGTGCTATCGACACTCGGCTGATGCAGCACTCTCACGGGCTCAGCGGGCTGAACTCCAAAAAGCGACGCTTAGGAAAAAACCCCGGTAGCCAACGTGCACTACCGGGGAAAATAACCTAAGCGACCTTCAGTTACGCTGCTTTCAGCAACGCCGGGATGTCGATGCCTACCTGCGCATCCTTGATTGCGTTGACGACATCGATCGAAGGCTTCGCTGCATCACGCTCAGCCATGTACTTCTCGACGATGCCCACCAACATTGACGCTATCTCGTTAACCTCGCCAGACACTTGCGGGATGCGCGTACCATCGAACATCTTCCGATTGGTAGCCGACCGTGACAAGCTCTTGAGGAACTTCTTGAGGATCAGCGTTGTATGAGCTTTCTCAGGAACCAAGTCAGCGAAAGACGTTTCCATCGCTTCCTCGATTACTTCCGTCAGATTGGTGTGCACGTCGCACTTGTCCCAACCCTGAAAACGATCATGGTTGATCTTCCAGTCCTTGAAACCAGTGTCCGCGTTAACCTCTTTTTCCTGAGATAGCACGATCTTGCCGTCACTGAAATGGTTGAACCAGTGAGCAATGGCAAGACGGCGGATACCCTTCGAGGGTTCCACCGCATCCATTAACTGCCTGACTCCAGTATTGTCACCATGCGTGAACGCATGATTAAACGCTGAACAAGCGGCTTGATGAATATCTGCCTGAACTGCGGACGACGACTTGCCGATCTTTGAAACCAGTTCGTTGAATTCCGCGCCAGCTGCTAACAATTTTACGATTGACATATAAGAACTCCGGGGATTATGCGGTAGGCGAACTTACCTACCCCGAGCGCAACGCTTGCAGCGAAGCGCTAAGGCTAGATTCAGCTTGTGAAGAAAAACACGTACCCCCAAAATCCCATGCGGATTCGTATGGATACGCAACCATGTCGCGGCCAAGCGAAAAAGCCCGCGCCGCTCACAGAATGCTCACGATTAGCCACAGTGCGCCGATTATCAGCCACTGCGCCGCGACACATCCGGACACGACGATTGCCAAGCCTGCCAACGCTTTCACGATCGCCCCGCGAATCGAGCTTTACGAACAGCGCGCGCCCATTGGCCGCAACGTCGCGAGTATGCCGCTTTCTGATTGCAGAGCACGCTCGCGCCCATCGGCGCATTGCGCATAGCTGAAGTAATGACAAGATTCTCAGTAGACCGTAAAGCAATGCGATCGGTCAAACTCGTCGGTTTGCAAACTGCTAGCCAGCGATTACCGTCGCGCGTGACTTCCCGTATATACGGTGCAAGTCGTGGGATACCTTTGATCATCATATATTAAACCTCTTTTGCTACTAGGGGATTATGCTCACTGAATTAGTCATGCGGGCTGCGCGGGCGCGAAGTGTTGTCAAAACGTTAGCGCTTTAATAACCGCGGTAACGAAAATATGCTTATAAATCAACGATCGGCTTTTTCGCTGCGCGGGCCGCGCGGGCGCGGCGGAGGGTCGTTATCGGTCCCCAATAACAGAATAACGGAAATATGCTTATAAATCAACGCTGTTATTCTGTTATCGCTTTTCTCGAAAACCTAGACGAATTCCGAGCGAAGCCCGCACAGCTAAAATCGGCGGTCCCCTCTATATATATATATACTAAATCCTTTAATAATATAATAACAGAATAACAAAAGCCGGAATCTAGCTTATCGCTCAATGACTTACGCGTGTTATCGGTCGCCTTGCTATCTGGCAACGAGATAACGCGCTCGCCATAACTAATTAAGAGAGCATAACCCCCGGTAAATATGCCTTGGGGTTCCGCAGTAGTAACACTGCGGCCCTGTAATCGGAACGCGAGCTTGTAAGCCCGCTTAGCCTGTCCCATGACATGCACTAGGGTCCGAATTGGCGTTTAGATAGATGCCCCTCTTAGGCACCACGATGAAGATAGCAGCACTGGTACTCTTGCGACCGTTTGCACGGTCCAACCATAATTTCCTGCGCGCAGTCTGTGACAGGACCGACTGAGACCAATGTCAGTTTAGGCCGACCATAAGCTCGTTCTGCGACTGTGCCAGCGAGCCCGCTAAGCGACGCCAGCTTGCATTGCGGCCGTCGTTATCCTGCGAACCTACTGCGTGTCCTGAACCTATGGCTGTCGTGTATGCGCCTCTGCCTACACCGTACTGTGCAGCGGGCCTTGTGGCGTGCGCTGCACCTATCACTAGGGATATGCGTCGCGTTATGACAGCGCGGGCTGAGCGGGCTGAGGAATATGTAACAGACCCCATAGGGGTGTGGACCGGTGCCCCGGGTGGTGCTGCGCGGCTCACTGTAAGTGCATAGAATTGTTGAGATTTTTTACTTGTCCAGCACTTGCGCTCTTTGTCCAGGGTGTGTATAGTCCGGACATGAACAGACCATACCAGCCAGAGCTAGGATTCCCGCGCCGCCAATCCCTCGGCCCGCGCAGCCCGTCTAGCGGCAAAGTGAATATGCTGACGCACAACGGCGTGACGAAGCCGCAGAGGCAATGGGCGCGTGAGGCCGGCATGAGCCGCGACACGTTTCGCAAGCGAGTCGCTCGCGGGATGTCGATCGACGACGCACTAGGAGTTCCTATCCGTACGCGACATCGTGAGCTGCGAGATGCGACGCTCCAAAAAATTTTAGAGCTGAAAAAACAGCCTTGCGCAGACTGCCACAACAACTTCCCTCCATGCGCGATGCAATTTGATCATCGACCTGGGGAGGGAAAGAACTTCGTGATATCCAAGGCTCGATCCCACAGCTATGTAGATATCCAGGCCGAACTCGATCGGTGTGATGTTGTCTGTGCTTGCTGCCACGCCATCCGTACAGAAGCGCGCCGGGTAGACGCACTCAAAAATAAGTTTATATATTGTTAACTTCCCCCATTGTACGTTGCATAAACGCAGGATACAGTCAGTACCTGCGCAGTCGCCTAGCGGCTAAGGCACCGCCCTCATAAGGCGGTTATCGTCGGTCCGAGTCCGACCTGCGCTACCGAATTTGTGATTTTTCCGCGTTTTTTCAGGAGTTTCCAACATGTCAACTTTGCTCGCAACGCACACCACCAGGATCTATTCTGACGGCCCCGTTCAGTCCGAGACCAAATGGGAAAACGAGGGCGGCGCCCAGACAGAATCCGAAGCTGAGCAGATGATGGATGCCTTGCAGGGCAACCTCGCCTATCTCCAGCGCCAGCAAGCGCGTCGGTACTTCGATGGCACGCCTCTCGGCGGCGCGACCGCACATCTGCGGCCGTACGTAGAGCCGATCATGCAGACCACGCAGCGCCCCGCGGGCACCGCGCAGGTAGCTGCGGCTGCCGTACCGGCAGGCACAGTCCACTCCGCGGGCTTCGTGGTTGGCCAGGAAGGCGCGGGGTTCCCGCCGGGGCACGCTGTCCCTGGTCTAGGCCCGAATCCGACTGCTGAGGAAGTGGCCGCTTGGAACGCGGATCAGGCTGCGCGGGCGAAGACGGCTGCGGATGCGAAGGCTGCGAACCAGCCGGCGACGGACGCGGCGATTCAGTCGGCTCAGGCGCGGGACTCCGCTCTGGCGACTGCGAATGCGAATCCTGGTTCGACGGTCGTAGTGGGGAAATGATGGACGGCATCGCAGATTAGGAGAAAGCCGATGGACAGTTTTTTGCGAAAGCACTTCGTTCACTTCGTCATGACTGGTTTGGCCCTCATTGCTGGATCGTCTCTCGCACGGGCTCAAGGCGTGAGTGTTGGGGTCGGCGTGGCGCTTCCGTGCGTTGCGTATGCCGGACCGGTAGGGTTCTACAATCCGGGGTGCGGATATTGGACGGGCTCGGCGTGGGACCCGCTATGGTTCGGCTTCGGTCACGGGGGATACGGACACGGGCACTGGGACTTGCGAGATCACGGGAACCACCGATCACATGGGCACCGGCACTCGCGCCTCGCTCACTCACAGGGGCATCGTTAATGTTCCTCGGGGGTGGTATACTCGGGACGATCGTGCTGATTCTCCTGATCGTTTGGCTCATTCGGAGGGTGTGATGGATGTTTTATTCTTAATTCTCTGCGGCGGAGCGCTGTTGATAGCGTTCCTGTTCCTCATCAAGCCGCTGATCTTCCCGCAGGCGCTCGCGGTTGCGATCCTACTGCTTTCCATCTGGGAGTTCGTTGAGCACTTCACCGGTGGGGGCCACGTGTTCCCGGGGACGATAAAATGATCGGCCTTCCGCAAACGGGCTTCACGCTCGTCACGCCGACGTTGAACAACGACGGCTCGGCGTGCGCGCTGGGCGAAGTCACTGAGTACGTCGTGCAGATCACGCCCTCGGGCGGCGTACAGACGTCCTACGCATTCACGGCGCCGGCCACATGGGTGCCCGGCAGCACAGAGTCGATCCCGTTCGCATCACTCACGCCGGCGTTTTCACCGGTTGTTGGAACGAGCTACAGCGCTGACATCGAGGCTGCTGACGCAAATGGCGTAAGTGTCCCCTCTGGCAGCGTAACTTGGACGCAGGGTGGGCCGACGCCAGACGCGCCTACAAACGTGACGGTGCATTAGGATGGCCGTCACTCCTGCACCATTCCTGCTGGGTACTTGGGGCCAGTCCACAAACGCGCCTGTCGTCTACAAGGCCGCGGTTGCGGCCGTGATGGCGCGGCTCGCTACCGGTGTCGCTATGACGATGCCGCAGCAGGAGGCGGCGTTTACTGCGGCTGTCGCGGCGTTCGTGCTCGTCCCTAGTGATCAGTGGCTCGTCACGCCGGGGTTTATGTACGCGACTACTCCGGCGTACGCGTACGCCTATGCGCAGCTGATCGAGGCGCTCTCGAAGGGCACTAAGATGTCGCAGGCCGCGCAGCAGGCGTATCTCTCCGCGGCGCTCACCGCATATCCGACGCTGCCGAAAGCGTCCGCCGTCTTGGCGTGGCAAAATCCCACGACGTCCACCGGATCGAACATTTACCAGGGCGGCTCGCCAGGGTCGCTTGTCAAGGTCGCGACCGTTGCGGGCGTGAGCGCGTGGACCAGCCCGTCGCTCGCTCCCGGCGTGTACTACTTCGCCGTCACGAACTTGGCGCCGGCCGAAAGTGGCATGAGCCCAGTCGTATCGTTGCAGGTTGGCGCCGGCAACCCGGCAGTCGCGAGTGTCCCGTCGATACTGGGGATCACGGTCACGTTGACATAGAACGTGAGCCTGCTATGCTCACGTTATGGGACTGACCTCAAAAACCATGATGGATATCGCCCGCGAGATCGATAAGCTCACGGGTATGCACCCGGACCAGGTCCGCGCCGCGAAGGCGATGGCAATTGGTCAGATGCAGGCGAACTGCGGTGGGCTCGCCGCCGCGACTGCGCAGCCGTACCAGCACGTGTCGAACCATCTCGATACGGCGAATGTGCTGCAGCCCGCGCCGGACCCGCTGCGCGCACTGGACCCAGAGCTGCGCGATTACGTGACCGCTGCATTGAAGCTCCTCGACTGCGAAGTCTCGTGGCTTTACAGCCCGCACGATAAAGAAGCCTCGTGGCTTTACAGCCCGCACGATAAATTTGTTCGTGCCGTGCGCAGCCAGGGCGCCAGAGTGCACGAAGCGAAGCTGATCTGGTCAATACACCATCCGGTGTTGGACCTCACGCACCAATGGATAGCCAACGGTCGTGGCGGCGACGAAACCGAGTGGCGGCTGCAGCTGGCCGAGATGGCCGACATGATCAAAGATGAGAAATCCTGGTTCGTGGAGAACAAGAAGGATCTTCCGAAGATCGTGCCGCCGCCCCCGCCGCAGATGTACGGTCACGGAGTTGTGCATCCGCAGCAGGCTGCGCAGCTCGGCGTCGCCGGCATGGTGTACGGTCACGGAGTTGTGCATCCGCAGCAGGCTGCGCAGCTCGGCGTCGCCGGCATGGTGTACGGTCACGGAGTTGTGCATCCGCAGCAGGCTGCGCAGCTCGGCGTCGCCGGCATGGGGGAACAGAACGCACAGGGTATGCAGGGCCAGCAGAACGCGTTCATGCGACAGCAGCACGCCATGCGGGAACGCGCGCAGCTCGCCATGCAGGAACACATGGCGAAGATGGCTCCCCCGCCGATGATCGACGACGTGTTTGATATAAAGAAGTCGGGGTGGATGTGATGCTGCACTCCCCCGGCACGAACAGGAACTGCTGTATTGCCCTCCCCGGCGACACAGAGACGAAGCTCGGGTTGCTGGGGCTCAGGGTTATGTGGGAAGGCGCCGGCTGGACCGTTTATCCGGAGGGGTGCGACAAGGCGCTGTACTTCGTGAGCGTTGGCGACGAACATACGTGGCCGGACGTGCTGACGTACCTGGCGGACTTGATTTGCAGAGACAAGCACCCGCGCGGGTGGGGCCGAACACAAAAAGTTGACAGTGTCGCTATTCCTGCGGCGTCAGTCATCGACGAGGAGAATTTTCATGAGCGCTAAGATCGAATTGGCCAAACTGACAGGCGATGACTTGTCAGATGACGGTGAAACGAGTAGCCCTGACCCGTCAAACTACAAACAGGTGCAAAACCCGGCGATGACGTCGGCCGGCACGACTGCCCCGAAGATTTCCGACGCGGTGCAGGCACTGCTGATTATGAACGGCTGCCAGGCGCAGTGGGTGATTAACTATTGGCGCATTACGCGTCGCAAAGAGTCTGGGCAGTGGCCGCTTGGCGTGAAAATACGCCCCGGGCAGAAGTGGCGCATCGAAACAGGAGCTAGCGCAGAGGCGCCGTTCTCAGAGTGGCAGAGTGTGCTCAAGAGCTTCATCGGCGACGCTGTAGGCACGGAGAACTGATATGGCGCGCCCAAAAATCGGCGTCAGGAAGGCGTTCCATCTGTACATGGACGAAACTGTCATCAATGCGATCTACGCCGTCGCCGCCGTCAAGAATACGACGCCGTCGGAGTTGATTCGCATCGCGTGCCGCGATTACCTGGTCCGTGAGGGCACGAAAGCCATTGCGGAGCGAACAGCCATCGAGGAGATTCGGTTATGAACGACGGAGTTGCATCCAAAGCCTACGTGAGCGACCGCCCGCGAATTCTAGGTCTTTTTCACTTCGGCGACGCCGCCGGTGAGAAGGAAGACACCCTGAAGCGAGCCGGCCGCATGGGATTGATCGCCCACATCGGCCCGTGCAAATGTGATGACCCCGCGCACACGTTTCCGGCGTACTACTCGATCGCGCCATGTGTATTTGTCCGGGTATCCGGGCATATAATTACGATGCGAATTCCAATGGGAGCGCTCCATGCAATTCTCTGGCTCAAGGGCACACCCAACCTTTAATTTGGATGGTGGGCTCCCGCGCGGCCGGACTTCAATAATCCGCGCCGCGAAGGACCCTGTGCAGCCTCCGCAAGATCCGGCGTACGTCGCCACGATCGTGAAGAATTTGTGTCGAGTGAAACTGGGTGAGGACTGCTATGTGGTGACTGGTGTGACGGATGACGAGCGAAAAATCCCGTACGGCGCCCCGTTTGAGGAGTGGGTGCGTGTTTGCAAGGAATTATTGGACTTGGCGATTAAGGCTGACATGGTATGAGCGAGGAACACAATGAAGACATCTCCGCCGCGCTGGCCGGACTGGCTGGAAGTGCTGGTGCTCCTGTTTTGTTTGCTGGGGATACTGCTCCTAGCGGCAGCCGGGATGCGCTCACCGACTTCGACAACCAGCTCATCCTCGACCTCGTTGCTCGCCTGCGAACTCCAGCTGCCATCCTGTCGCACTACGGATTGACGAAAGAGGATCTGGTCGCGAGAACCAGGAACCCTGACTGGGCCAACCGGTATCGCGAGCAGGTGACGTTCTGGAATTCCGATACCAACCTTCGTGATAGGATACGCGCGAAAGCGGCCTACTTGCTGGAAGATTCGCTGATGCCGCTGTTTAAGATCGTGTCGTCGGACAAGTCGACCGCCGCTAAGCTGGAGGCCATTGAAAAACTGATTAAGATTTCGACAGTCGCGCACGTGCCGAAGGACCTGGAGCCTTCTGGCGAGCCGCGCAGAATTTCCATCCATTTTGGAGGCGACAACCCACAAAAGGTGGTTGTTGTCTCGGAGAATCATGATGAACGAACCGCGATCGGGATACTCCCAGCCCCAGCCGCCGCCGACGCCGAACGAATTCCCTAACGGCAACTGCGAGAACGACAAGTATTATCAGATGGCGAACCCCGCGTCGCCGCTGCAGCAAATCGTCATCACGTCGATGGAGACCTACATGCAGACTGGGACGCTGATCCAGTCGCTGCGGCAGACGGCGCAGAATCAGGACAGGCGCCTCAAAGAATTGCTGAACCAATTGTCCGTCTGCCAGGATCAACTGCGCGACGCCCAAGAGAGACTCGACAACCTGCGCGACACGCGTAGGCGCGAGAAGCGGCCAGAAGTTGTAGCTGGGCTGTCCGCTAGTTCGAAATCCGCCGGCTACTTTTCTTCGAAGGAGTGAATGTGGACATTACGAAAAGCCTGCCCGGCCTATTGGGCAACATCACCCGCAACCGCGAACAGGTGGAAAAGAACCTGGCAATTTGCCGCCAAGCTGTTGTGCAAATAGACGACGAGTCGATGGCGTCTATCAAGCAGCTACTCAAGAAGTGGGAGCACCCGCAGTCGGTCAATCAGTTCGTCTCCGCTGTCGTGCAGCTCGAAGGCATGGAAACAGCCTCCCGCGAAATGGACGCCGCGATTGCCGTGCTGCAGACCGCAATGGATGACGACACCTTCGCCACGCAGGCCCAGGCTCAGTTGGATGTCAACGCCCGCATGGCCAACAACCCTCTTCCTGCCGCCGGACAGGCAGACTCATCTGCGCCGGCAGATCAAACAAATGAGTCAGCACACGTGGAGTCACCTGAACCCGCAGCTGCGGAAACGCATCGAGCGCGAGATGAGATCAAAACAGCTAACTCGCGCAACCGAACTCCTCATCAAGAAGGGGTTTAAGCTGATGTGAGCTTACGGGGCGGGACGCCGCCCCCACTTTTTAGGAGATCAAACATGAACCCCAAATGGAGAGCGAAAATGAACCGGATGTCCCGATTTTTCTGGGTGCGCTGCGCTACAGGCCGTGTCGCCCACATGGTCCCCGCGCCCGCGAAGCGCAAGAACCCCGTCGAGGGCGACTACACCTACTGTGGCCGTTCCATCGGCACGACATGGCACAACCTGTGCGTGATTTTTAAGGGCGCCCGCGGTCACGGCGGTCTCAGAGGGCCGTACCCTGCTTGCGATCAGTGCATCCTGCACATTCCGTCGACCGTCAACGTGGCACGAGTGCGCTGATGTCGAATGAGTTCGAGTATCACGCGTCGCCGACCGTCAGCAAGCTGATGGAGTCGGATCAACGCGTGCGCTTGATCCGCGGCCCGGTGGGCTCGGGGAAGTCATCGGGTATGGTTATGGAGTTGGTGCGCCGCGCCATGCAGCAACGGCCGGACCCGAAGGATGGCAAGCGGCGTACGCGCTTCGCGCTCGTGCGCAACACGTTGCCGCAGCTGCAAACAACGACCGCGAAGACCGTAGCGGAGTTACTCCGCGGAGTAGTGACCTATGAAGCACAACACAAGACATTCTGGTTGCGGACTGGTGATGTCGAATCCGAATGGATCATGCTGCCGTTGGATACGCCTGAAAACGTACAACGCCTCCTTTCTCTCGACATCACGGCTGGTTGGCTTTCTGAGTTGCGTGAACTTCCCCCTCAAATTCTCATGGACGTTTATGGTAGATGCGGGCGCTTTCCTTCGATGGATAATGGAGGACCGACCTGGCACGGCGTCATTGGCGAAACCAACTCGTTCTCAGAAGACTCTCCTTGGTATCCTATATTGGAGGAGGGGGTCATGCCAGACGGCAAGCCAAGGCCCCCGAGCTGGGGTTACTGGACACAGCCAGGGGCGCGGGACCCTGGGGCCGAGAACCGTGAGCATCTCGTGCCTGGATACTACGAAGATCTGATCCTCAACAATTCAGCGGAGTGGGTAGAGCAGTATGTTGACAACAAGATTACTGCTAGCCTTGCCGGCGAGGCTGTATTCCGCGCGTCTTTCCGCAGTGACTTCCACGTCGCAAAGAGCAACCTCCTACCCGTCCCCGGAACTCTCGTCGTGGTTGGAATGGACTTCGGAAGAAACCCTGCGGCTGTCATTACCCAGATGGACGCCCGCGGGCGACTCGTTGTCATAGACGAAGTGATCACAGAGAATTCTGGCAGCATGGGCGTCGAGCAGTTCATCGCGCTGCAGCTGCGCCCGCTTCTCTCTCAAGCCAAATACGCCCGCCTCCCCGTGGGGATCGTAGGCGACCCCTCCGGCATAGCCCGCGGACAGATTGGTGAGGAGAGTGTGTTCCGCGCGATCACGCGCCTCGGCTTTGCCTCGCAGCCCGCCATGACGAATCTGATCGACCCGCGCCTGCGCGCCGTCGAGAAGTGGCTGCTGCAGCAGCGGGACGGCGGCGCTGCGCTCCTGATATCCCCGTCCTGCACGAACCTCATACGCGCCATGCAGGCACGCTACCGATATGATCGGCTCAAGGACGGTCAGCTGAAACCGCTGCCAAGCAAAAGTCATCCCTGGAGTGACATAGCAGACGCATTGCAGTATGGTGTCCTTGGGCATAGTGGTAATGTTCTCAGTCGGTTAAACCGTATTCGACGGAACGACAAACCTACCCCGCCGCCTGACCCGAGGGCATGGACATAAGAAAGCTGTTATACTCCAGGCACTTAGAACGAGAAAAACAAGATGGGCGCGATCGATACCAACCCCGGCACAGCCGGTTTCGCCGGCACCGGCGGCAATCTAGGCAACTCGGCCCGCGCCATGAGCCCGCTTCCTGGCCTGTTTGATGGCGCAGCCGCCGGCAGTTCGAAGAAAATAGACAAGTCCATGGAGCCAATGAAGCACCAGGGGCGCGGACTACTGCGCGTGGTGGGCAATGACGAGTTGGACGCCGCCGAAAAGCGCTCCGTGAGCCTCGCCGACATCCCAGTTGAGGTCGCAACTGAACTTGCGAACTACATCCGGCAGCGTTTTGAGAAGGCGGTACGCCACCGCCGCGTGATTTCCGTCGACGACGAGCTGATCCGCGACATGCGCGCCTACAACGGTGTCTATGATCCGGGGATTTTGCAGCAAATTCAGTCGATGGGGGGCGCCACAACGTACTCGCGCCTCATGACAATGAAGTGCCGCGGCGCAACTGCCCTCTTGCGCAACGTCTACATGAACTCTGACCGCCCATGGACGCTCGCGCCGTGCGAAGACCCCGTGATTCCGGAGTCTTTGGAGATGAATATCGCCGGATTAGTCCACGAAGAGATTATGAAACAGAACCAAGAGGGAAAATTGGTCGGTCAGGATCTGATCATCGAGCGGTTGGAGGAGTTGTACGACGCTGTCAAGCTCAATGAGCGGCGAAAAGCGGGGGAAGAGGCGAAGAAAGCGCAGCTGAAGGTCGATGATATCCTCGAAAAGGGCTATTTTTACAATGCGTTGAGTGAATTCCTGTCCGACTTGCCCATCTACAAGTACGCGGTGATCAAAGGGCCGATCACGCGCAAGAAAACCGAGCTGAAGTGGGAAAAAAAGAAGAAAAAGCTCGTCGCGCACGAGTCCGCGGTGTTCCAGTGGGAGCGTGTGAGCCCTTGGGACATATGGTTCAGCCCGGGAGCGACGTCAATCAAGAATACAGAGGTCTTCGAGCGCCAGCGTATGTCGGTGAACGATCTCTACAACCTCATCGGGCTCCCCGGCTACCGCGAGGACGACATTCGCGAGATCATTCAAGCCTACGAGGGGCGCGGATTCAAAGAATGGATTCAGATCTTCGACTATGAGCGCGCCCAGATGGAGGGGCGCAACAACGTGCTGGATGACGCGTTCATAAATGCCATCGAGTTCCACGGTTTTGTGCTCGGTCGCTATTTGATGGAGTACGAGGTGCCCGGAGTGGATGATCCGCTGAAGCCGTACTTCGTTACCGCCTGGATGGTCGACAAGCGCATCTTCAAAGTCATGATGAACCCCAGCCCGCGTCTGCGCGTGCCGTACTACATCACGAGTTTCGATAAACAGCCGGGGTCGCTGTACGGCAACGGCATCCCCGCACTCGCGAATGACATCACTGACGTCATCAACGCCACGCTGCGCGCCCTGATCAACAACATAGCGATCTCCTCGGGACCCCAGGTGGTCTACCACGAGGAGTTGCTGTCCCCGTCGCAGGACGACTCGCTGTATCCGTGGAAGCGGTGGAAGGTCCTGAGCGACCCGTCCAACCCACAATCGAAACCCGTAGAGTTCTTCCAACCCCAGAGCAATGCGCAGGAGCTGATGGGGATCGTGGACAAGTTTTCATCGATGCTCGACGACGTGAGCACAATCCCTAAGTACCTCACCGGTAACGGACAGGCGGGGGGCGCCGGGCGCACAGCATCGGGCTTGTCGATGCTGATCAACAATGCGAACAAGACGTTGCAAAACGTCGCAGACAACATTGACACCGACATATTCCAGCCCCTGCTGGAGATGCTCTACGATTTCATCATGTTGACGGACTCCACCGGGATGCTGCGTGGTGACGAGAGCATCGTAGTCGAGGGTGTGCGCCAGGCGGCGAAGCAGGAGCAGGACCTGACGAAGCAACTTCAGTTCTTGCAGTTGGTCAACAACCCGTCCTATCAGGGTCTCCTCGGTCCGGGGGAGATGGCTCGCATCTTGCAGCAGATCGCAGACAACATCGGTATGGAAATCAAAGTCACACAGCCCGAGGACGCTATCGCCGCCGCTGGTCAGCCGCCCGCTCTGCCGGGTCTGCCTCCTGGCGTCATCGTCCCTCCGGGCTGGCCCGCGTCCGCAGCGCTTCCCCCGCCCGCGCCTCCCGGAGGCACCGGTGCCGGCTTCAATTCTACGGGGGCGCAGACGCCGGCGCCGTCGGGCGCTGCGCCGCCTGGAACTGGGGGGGTCCAAGGAATTCCAGCCGCGCCGCAGGGGTTCGCACCACTTAATACTGTCCAGGCGGCCCCTCTTCCGCAGGTTTGACCTGACGAGACTCGTGTAATATCATCACCACACAACAAGAGGGACGAACCCCATGAAAGGCAAGATACATCCAGGTGGCATCGAGGAACAGAAAGCTGGTCCGACTCTTCAGGCCACTGACCCATCCAAGTTTCACGGTCCGGGCAAGACGTCCGGCAAGATCAAGTCGAGCACTGCGCAGTCTCAGTCCACTGGGCCTACCCACACTGAGAATAAGCCGATTGCCACAATTGGCAGTGCGAACACGCACCCGCAGTCCTCGAAGGTCATCGGCTCGAACTCCGGCCACTTCAAACTGGGCGGCCACGGCACGGGCTCTGGCGGCCAGTCTCCGCCCGCGTACGGACTCAAGACGTCCTACGACAAGAAAGGCAAGACGATGTCCCACAAAGCACCGAGCATTTTCTAATGCAGAAATCCGGCACCAAGTCAGGCGACTCCTACCCTAAAAAGGGGCCGGAGTCGAAGCGCGAGCAGTCACACGGCAGCAAATGCTTGAAAGAGCAGCTGCTGTCGGACGGCGAGCCGTCTGACATTGGTCCTGCAGCGGCTCACCGCCGGCTGTATATGCGTGATTACAGCAAGACTGCCGCCTCAAAAGGCGATACTGATCTTGTTACAGGAGCGTTGGGAAACCCACTGAAATACTGATGCCATTCAACCGAGCGGAGTTGGCAGATGCCATCACCCGCCTAAAAGACAACGCCAGCTTTACGCATTACGTGCGTACAATCGAGTCACATTACAATGACCGTGTCACGGCGTTGCTCAACAGTCCTATGCCCGACGAGGCGCTCCGCGGCGAGTGCCGCGCGCTGCGCAACCTCCTTCTTAACATAAACCGACACAATGGAGATCTGACATGAGCCCAGCCCCTGGCGGCGCGAAACTTCCGTCTGCTGTTCAGAAGCAGGTGGATACCGCGAATCAGATGATCAAGGACTTGAACACTCCCCCCGCTGGCGACGAGCCGCCCGCCGCGCCCCCTGGCGCCCCCGCAGGCCCCTCCCCCGGCGCTGCCGCGGCGCCCCCTGCCGTCTCTGAGGCCGAACGCCTGCGCCTCGCTGAAGCCCGCTACGCCGCTCTGCAGGGCAAGTACAATGCCGAGACGAGCGCCATGCGCAACCAGATGGAGGAGAACAGCCTGCTTGTGCGGGACCTGCTCTCACGCCAGCCGACGACTCAGCCGCCCGCGCAGGTGCCGTCAGCCCCCCAGTCTCCCGAGGACTTCCTGAAGTCTCTTGGTGCTACAGATACCGACATAAAGGACTATGGCGAGCTGCTCCCAATAGTGGTTCGACTTGCCCAGAACATGTATCAGCCGACGATCGGCAAGCTCGAAAATGAGCTGCGGCAGCTGCGACAGGCCGCTACGCAGAACGCGACGTCGAGCATCGAGAACCGAAAACAGGACATTTGGGACGCCCTCGACCGCGCCGTATCGCAATGGCGGGTCATCAACGAAAGTGACCATTTTCTTGACTGGCTGAGAATTGTTGATATATTCAGTGGTGTAACTCGCCACGTAGCACTGGCGAGCGCCTTCAAGAACCTCGACCGCGCACGCGTTGTGGCCATCTTTGAGGCGTATGCAACGGAACACCCCGAGCAGGCACGAGCCCCTGGCGCCCCGATCGTGGACCCAGCGACACTCGTAGTCCCCCAGACACAGGGCGGACAGCCTCCGGCGACTCCCCAAGGTAGCGGGTCGAAGAGGGTTATCAGTGAGACTGAGATCCGAAACTTCTACACCCGCGTGCGGAAGAAGCAAGTCTCTGCAGAAGAGTACGCGCGCTTCCAGGCCGAAGTCGCTTTGGCGACCGCGGAAGGCCGGGTGAAACCCGACCGACCCGACATCCATGCGAATCGGTAGAAGAACAACAACAGATTCCTTCGGGAAAAGGTGAAGTGTCATGAGCAACGTTGGTGCATACCCACTGGGTACTCCGTATCTTGGCAGTAATGCCAGTCCCGCCTATTCAGGCGTCTTCATTCCGGTCATCTGGTCCGGCAAATTCGTAGAGAAGTTCTACGATGCTACCGTCATGGGTGCCATCGCGTCCACGGACTACGAGGGTGAGATCCGAAACTTCGGCGACACCGTCAACATCCGCACGCATCCGACGATCAACATTCAGGCGTACGCCGCGAACCAGGCTCTGGTTGTGCAGCGCCCGTCGAGCCCGTTGGTCACTCTGTCCATCAACCAGGGCGCGTATTTCAATACCGTCCTCGACGATGTGATGGAGATCCAGTCCGACGTCGATCTTCTCAGCAACTGGGCGGACAACGCCTCTGAGCAGATGAAAGTCTACGTCGACACGCAGCTCCTCCTGATCGACTCCATCGGCAACAACGTTTCCGCGAACAACATGGGAACGGCCGCGGGCCGCATCAGCGCCTCGATCAACCTCGGCTACAGCGTCAACACGCTGACGGCCGCCGGCGTCCCTGGCGTGCCTCTGTTCCTAGGCTCAGTTGCCGGCACGAACGGCAACACGGGTACCACGACCTTGCTCGCACGTAAGATTGTGGACTTCATCATCGACTGCGGGCTGGTGCTCGACGAACAGCGCGTTCCCGAGACTGGTCGCTGGATCGTGCTGCCGGCATGGGCAGCTGCGATGATCAAGCGTGGCGTCTTCCAGCAGGCGTATTTGACAGGCGATGCCGTGTCTATCGCCCGCAACGGGCGCCTCGGTATGATCGACCGGTTCACCGTCTACGTTTCGAACCTGATGCCGATGGGCAACACGACGAATGCGCAGGCGACCGGTACGACCTACCCGGAACTGGCCTCGATCAACAACCCGGCCGGCACAGGCGGGTTGGGGGTCAACGCTCTAACGACCACCAACACGGAGTACGGCGTGTACTTCGGCCACTCGCTCGGCCTGACGTTCGCGTCGCAGATGACGAAGGTTGAGACCTTGCGTTCTGAGTCAACTTTCGGCACCCTGATGCGCGGGCTGATGGTTTGGGGATTTCAAGTAATAAACCCTACCTTAGTAGGCTTCGCAGTAGTGGTCAACTCCGGGCTGTAAAATAAGCCTTGACATGACGATCTGAAAGCCCCAAGCTGGCAACGGTTTGGGGCTTTCATCGTATGGAGAGGTGTATGTGGGACGCGGCAAAGCAGAGGGCGGATCGTAAGGAAAACCCGGCGAAATACAGCAAATACGACAAGGATAAGCGCGCTAAGAACCCGGAATATCACAGGTTGAAGACGCGCAAGGCGGTGCGCAAGTTTCGTGGGTGTCCGGACCCTGTAACCCCTGAGCCCGCTGGATGCGAGATCTGTGGGAAGGCCGAGGTGCTGGTCCGAAGAGGGACGCTTTGTCATCTCTCCGTCGATCACAAGCACGCTCTCTTCCGCGGCTGGCTTTGCAACGCCTGCAACTTGGGGCTAGGCAAGCTAGGTGATACCATCGAAGCACTCGAACGCGCCATTTTATATCTCAAAAAAGAGCGTCCATGGTCACAAACACAGCGCGCGCCCGCGCGTACCTAGAAAGAGAACAACATAATGGTTACGTACACCACAAAAAGTTTGGATGATCTGGTCTCTGAGATCAGGCTTCTGATCAATGATGTGGGCGTCGGCGGATCAAATTTCCGTTATACCCAAGATATGGTGATGGGGAAGATCAACACAGCGCTTCGTGAGCTGTACCGGTATCGGCCTGATGCGTGGATCGGAAATTTCACGCAGGGCATTCTTTCAAATGCCTCCCTTCCGATGGCGTACTTCAACGCCGAAATCGATCTTGGGCTCACGCCGCCAACTCCCCTCCCTGTGGATGATCGTTTGTTTTTTAATGCTCTTTGCTTTCTGGTTACGGGCCTGCTAGAATTGGGGGATGATGAATTTACCGACCAAGGCAGATCCTCTCAACTCCTCGCCTCCTTCAAGCAAATGCTCGGGGGCGCCGGCGGCTGATCGGAGCGCGTATCAACGTGCATACTATGCGGCTAATCGCGAGCACGCAAAGGAAGTTCGTCGCCTCTGGCGGCTTAAGAATCCTGACTATCAGCGGCGATGGGCGGCTAAAAACCCCGGTAAACGAGCGGCAGCTACGAAGAAGTACGCAGTGTCGCATCCCGCGGCCCGCGCAGCGACGAATGCCGCATGGAAGGCGAAGAACAGGGCGAAGGTTTCTGCGTGGCGCAGACGCCGCGCCGGGCTTCCAGAGCCTACTCGCCCGCAGCCGGCGACTTGTGAAAACTGTAATAAGCCGCCGTCTGGCCAATTTAGAGAGCTATGCCTAGACCACGCCGAAAACCCGAAGCGCTTCCGCGGCTGGTTGTGTTTCGACTGTAATACGTCGATTGGCAAGCTCGGTGATACTATAGCTGGACTGCGGAGGGCGATAGCGTATCTTGAACGCGCTGGAGAATAAAAATGGCCTTAGTTACCTTGGATGGGGTGGGGCAGTCGTCGTCGGCGATTGCGGGACAATCCACTACTTACATAGTGTCGAAGATTTTAACAAGGTCTCCAGCCATCCCGGACAGTCTGGTCAATAGCGAATTGCAGGACACGATCAGACACTTCTACACGATGTCCACTGGTTGGCGGGACACTGTCGGCCCGTACAACATTGCGCAGGGCGCCGGCGCGATCGGCAATCCGATCGAACTGAACCCGGTGGATCAATACAAGCAGATCCAGTACGTGTTGGATGCGTGGCTGTATCCAACCGTCACAGGCGCGCAGTTTCCGCAGGCGTTGATTCCGTCCGCCCGCTTGCTGATCGGTCCCGACGTCTCGCCGCCGTCACGCTACTTCATGATCCGCCCTGACCTGCTGCAGCTGTACCCTGTTCCGGATAAGGCTTACGGATCTATCCTGTGGATCTACGCTGTGCTGCTGCCCGTGGTCAACACCACGAAGCTGCCGAACATCGCCCTTACGCAGCATCTGGACGCGTTGCAGTGGGGTACGATGGCGCGGCTGTATCGCATGAGGGGAAAGCCGTGGAGCGACCCGGCAGCCGCAGGAGACTATCACACGATGTATCGCCTGGAGATCCTGAAAGCTCGCGATGAAGCAAACCGGGCTTACTCGGGTGTTGACACCCCCGCACGGTTCCCGCCGTTCGCAGGGCGGCACTTCATCGGAAACCCGACAGCAGTGGCGGATTGAGCCATGACTGCGCCTACGACTCTCACGTTCCTCTATGGCAACGCTAGTCAGCAGTTCGCGACCAAACAGTGGACCTGGATTGCGTTGCGGGTTTCCGCATTACTCGTGGACAGCACTTACATTCCACTGATCAACAAAGATAAAAACGTCAGCGATATCCCCGCCGGCGCCATTGCCGCGCGCTCGAATGTGTTGGGCTCCTACATGGAAGCTCAGACGTCTGTGAACGGCCTGTGTTATGGGCTGCTGCCCCAATTCGACGGCGTCACATGGCCGAACCCGATTATAGGAATAATCCTATATGTCGACACAGGCGTCGACTCAACGTCGGAACTGATCTATTACTCGTCAGCTGGAGCGGGTTTTCCATTCACGGCGGACGGTTTTAATTATTACATCGCGCCGGATCAAGCTCACGGCGGTTGGTTCCAGGTATGACTGCCTGCGATCCGTACTATTACGATGATGCCCTCTTGCTGCATCTTGATGGCGGCAACGCGCAGACGTCTACCATTGATTCGTCGGTGAATGCTTTTCCGATGTCCTTTTCCGGGAACGCCGCGCTGTCGACAACCGAGGCGATGTTTGGCTCGTCGGCGCTCTCACTGCCGGACACCGCTACGAGCGCTAACACGTATATTTCTGTGCCCATTATCCAGGGCGGCCCGCTGGATGTCCTAAGTGGCATCGCCGATTTTACCATCGAGTTTTGGGTGTGGCTTGTTTCTGCTGTCGGAGAGCCGGTACTTCTCAACTACGGAGCCGATCAAGGCGCATACGCTGGCAATCAGGGCGGCCTCAGTTTCGCCTGCTATTATATTAGCAGCGACAACAACGGCGTCAGCGTGCAGCCAGGCACGAACGCCGGCTTCGGCGAACTGAGCATTACAGTCTCGCCCGGCTTCGCGCTGGGCGCATGGAATCATGTCGCACTGGTGCGATATGGTACGTACATAAATCTTTATCTGAATGGGGTGGGTGCGCCAGGTGGCTTTGTAGGCGCCCCGGTATGGGATACCTATGTGTTCCCGACGAACGGCGTGCCAGGCCCTTCGTTTTTTACTATTGGATGGGACTCTGGCGTAGAGGGCGGCATCGCTCCGGGGTACATCGACGAAGTGCGCGTGACAGCCGGCTTAGCCCGCTACACCGCGAATTTCGTACCCGCCGGCCCGTTCGGCGGCTCGTGCCTGCCTCTAACCTCGACCCTCTGTGGAGGGTTCCGTTCGACCCAGGTCTTCCCGCCTGTTATGCTGAACGCAGCGGATTCGATAAATCCTAAGATTTACATGCCAGTGGAAAACACTACGGTGGTGGCAAAGTGAACATCAGTGCCCGTTTTAACCAGAGCCCGATCGAGAATAAACGCTACCTTCTCGACTACACCCTTGAGTTAGCCACAGGCGAGATCCTGGTTTCGGTGGTTGCGAACGAGATTACGTCACCGACGGACTTGGCCAACGCGGGTGGCTTCGCGATTACGAGCATAGCCATCGCGCCCGCGCCGTCGCTTCAGGCTGCGTACTTCGCCAGCTGCGCCAACCCGACCATTGCTGATCAGAACCAGTACGTCGTGCAGTTCCTCGCGACGACCAGCCTAGGTCAAATTTTGGAAGATGTCGTTGTGTACAATATCAAAGAGAAGATTGACCCATGAGCAACGCCCCACTGTTTTTGTTCAAGGACAACGTTTCGACGTTGTTGTCCAGTCTCGTCAATGCCGGAGACGCGTCTATCAATGTGACGGCTACCACCGGCGCGAATTTCCCCGTGCCGAGCTACCCTACTTCTCAGCTGGCAGTCACCGTAGAAGACACTTCCGGAAACATCGAAGTGATGTACGTCACTGGTATCGCCACCGACGTTCTGTCTGTTACGCGCGGGGAGGAAGGTACTCCCGAGCAGAATTTCGCGTCCGGCTCCCGCGTAGAGATGCGCGTGACCTCCGGTGTGCTGGGTTCGTTCCTACAAAAGAAAGGCGGGGACACTCTGACTGGTTCAACGGCTGTCAACGGCGTTATCGCTCTCGGTTCCACCGGGAGTATCCAGGGGGGAGAGTTCACTGGTGCCCTTCGCGGGGCGCCGGCGCAGACGGGTAACCAGGTTTTGGTCTCCTCGGACAGCGCCACGCCTGCGACCTCTGGCGGTAGCACGATTCTGACGACGGCGAATATAGCGGCCCACATGCCGTCTGGCTACGGCCTGGTGCCGTCGCAAGCTGTCATCATGTGGAGCGGCGCGAGCAACGCGATCCCCGCTGGTTATTTGCTGTGCAACGCTGCTAACTATCCTACTACTCCCAACATGACGGACATGTTTCCTGTCGCCGCGGGTAATCTTTATGGGCTTGGCACGCAAGGCGGTGTCACAGGTACGACCGATGCTCATGCCGCGACTGGTGTGACGCTTACTCCTGTTGTGTTGACGACTGCTAACCTTCCGTCGCACTTGCACCCGTTCGATTACTACTTTGGAAGCGGCGCGGCTGTCATCGGCATTCCCGGCTACGGCGCTCCCGGTTCTTATCTGTTTGCCGGCACCGGCGCTGGCACGAAGGTAAGCTTCGCCGGTTCTCCGAACACTGCTGGAACTGCCGCACCGTTCACTCCCACCATGGCCAGCGGTGGTTCGCACACGCATACATTCACTGCGACGTCTCCCCCGTACTACGGGATTTTCTTTATTATGAAATCGTAGAGGTGATACGTGGCGGTCTCAGGTGTAACCATCCCGGCGCGGACGATCCCTATCCCCGTCTCAGCGATTCAGGTGCCGGCGGCCGATGGGTCTAACCATGCGACCATTCTTCGGCAGTTGAAAGAATCTGTCGAGGTTGCGGCTCGTCAGCGCGGCGACACGGGTTTCAGCTATGTACGCGCGAACGAGATTGTCGCCCTCGGTCTCGGTACGATGGTCAACGGCGCCCTTCAACTCACTGGCGGGAGCGCTGCTGGCGCGGCTTCTATTCCAGCCGGTGTAGGAGCTGGCGGAGTGAGCGGCCCTGGCGTGGGCACGGTTGGGGCAACCGGCGCAGCTGGCTTAGCCGCGATCGGGCAGTCGATGTACCCCGAGGACCAAGATGACGCGGCACCGTTCGCACGTTTCCAGTTGCCCATGCTCGATCAAATGGGTTCTAAAGTCGGCGGCGTTCCGTACCGCACCGCGAAGGGATGGGTTGCTACACCACTTCAGACTTTGACTCTTGGCCTTCCCGTGCTGATTCAGGATGATCCGGACGACCAGTTGATGATTCCCGGCGCTACTGGTGCCGTCGGTGCTGCAGGCAAAGCCGGCACGAACGCTATGTTCGTGTGGCCTGACGATCCAGAGGACCCGATGATTGTCCCCGGAACTCCCGGCGCTGTTGGAGCAACAGGATCATCTGGTGCTCCCGGTCTGCCTGGAGCCTCTGCCCCCGTCGTCACTTGGCCGGATGATCCGGACGATGCACATATTGTCCCCGGTCCGATCGGCTTGACCGGCATCATCGGCCCCGCGGGATTCAATGCCCCACAGCTGTACCCGGACGACATGGAAGATTCATTGATCGTCCCCGGCCCGAAAGGCTTGACAGGACTTACAGGCGCCTCCGGATACAATGCCCCTCAGCTGTACCCTGACGACCCGGATGATCCCCTTGTCATCCCCGGCCTCCCTGGCGCAGCCGGCGCAGCGGGTGCTACCGGTGCAGCAGGGCAGATCTCACCCTTCCTGTACCCCGATGACGTGGACGATGCTCTGGTCATCCCCGGCCTCCCTGGCGCAGCCGGCGCAGCGGGTGCTACCGGTGCAGCAGGGCAGATCTCACCCTTCCTGTACCCCGATGACGTGGACGATGCTCTGGTCATCCCCGGCCCCACTGGGCAGCTAGGCCCTACTGGTGCGCAGGGTTCAATTGTTCCGATGTGGTCGGCATACGGCGACTACGATTTTGACGACGCATCCCAAATGTGGCCGCAGTTTAATCCTGCGCAGCCTCAGACGATTACAGGCGCCTATGTGTTTGAAGGCGCAGGGTCCTACACTCTGGTGGAGACATTGACGACTGTCGGTGTTGCTGACTACGTGCGATTCGCGGTGCAAAATACGGCGCCGCACGCTGTTCAACTCACTCTCACTTCGACAGGCTATGTGGGGGCGTGGTTGCCAAACGGAGTCGCCGGTGAGAGCGCAAACTTTTACACAGTGGGTGCTGTTCCGTTGATGTTCGGCACCAACAGTGTTGCGAGTTTTTATATAGACGCCACTCATAATTTGAATGTCATCGGGGACTCAACTGTTTTTACTTGGCGTAACACCGCCGGCAACACCATCTTACAAGCCGGCACAGATTTCGGCGTTGCTGGTGGTGTGCGGTTGAAAACTGACTCCGCCATCTATTCCGCGGGAGCGCTCTATATTTATGCTGGGGGTGCATCAACCCCCACTCTCGGGTTGTCCGCAGCTGGGACTACTGGTGCTAAGACTGCCACTTTCACGTCCGCGAACAAACCCGGAACCACCAATCAGACGACTCCAGCCATATGGCTCCCGGTGACGCTAGGCGGCACGCTGTACTACATGCCGCTGTTTGCGGCCTGATCTTGCTGAATTCGGGAATTTGTTTTAAGCTACCACTCTCTGAGAGGAAAATAACATGCAAAACCGAGCCTTACGATGCGGACCGACGGCAATGCCAGTCGCCGCTACGAACATGGTCAACGGAGCCGTCACGTCCTTATCCGGCCCAGTCGGCTTCACGATGACGCAGCCGTACATCCTTCTTACCCACATCCGCATCGTGAACAAAGGCGCTGGTGCAGCCACCGTCTCCCTGTACATTGGTGCGACCGCTGGATCGGCTGCTGGCACGGAGTTCGCCTTCAACGGCTACTCGGTTGCCCAGAACAGCTACGTCGACTGGTACGGGCGCGTGCGCCTGGAGCCGGCTGACTTCCTCTCCGGCACGGCGAGCGTCGTGACTACCCTTGTTTTTGAAGCTGAAGGCGAGATTGGACTAGTGTAATGGCCAGCCAGAATATATCTCCGGCAGAGATGCACACTCTGCTGGAGATGATCATCAACTCCCCTGTGGGAAGCTACATAAACGCCCTGCGACGGCAGCCTCTCGTGAACAAGTTCGTCGAGCTGCACAACGCTGTGCAGAAAGGCGCTATCTTGGATGCTCTATCCGCTACGGAGGCCGAGGCAGTCGCTGTCCTTCGCGTCCCTGCGCCATTCGGAAACACTGGGCCGGCTGCGCAAGCCGAAGGTATCGTAGCCCCCGAGCCTCAACCCCCCGCTGTGTGATAGAGTCATGGAATCATGACTCTTCTTAAGATCGATAATTTCTCCGGTATAGCGCCCCGCCGCTCAGCCCGCCTGTTGCAACAGAACCAGGCGGTCACGGCCGCGAACGCGAAGCTGCTTTCCGGAGAACTGCGAGGCTATTGTGAACCGACGGTACTCTACGACTTCAACCAAGACGAACTCGGATACACCATCGCCAGGGCTTTTCGGCTCCCGGCATCTGTGGCAGCCCCGCTCCCTATCGGGGGCTCCGACGACTGGATCGGCTTCCCCGACCCCGGCGTCGACTTCGTCCGAACCCCCGTCCTCGAAGACAGCTTCGAACGATACTACTGGACCGGCGACGACACCCTCACCCCCTTCGGCGGGGCGCCTGCCTACAGTACCCGCTCGGGGCTCAATGCCGGCCCCAACCCAGGTTCCCACGCCTGGATACTCGGCATCCCAGCCCCTACTGTTGCCCCAACCATCACGCCCCCGGTCGCCACCGCCTCCCAGTCCGAAGTCCGAGCCTATATCTACACGTTCGTTTCTGCCTACGGTGAAGAGAGCGCGCCGTCCCCGCCGACGATAGCGACCGGCAACACCAACGGTATCTGGTACATCACTGGCATCCAGCCGACGGTTCAGGTCCCTTCGGTAAATCCCAGCTGGTTTAACGTCGCATCAGTGAACATCTATCGATCACTCTCCGGGTCGTATTTCTATGTGGGCAATGTGACTTTAGGAACGACGACCTACGATGACGCCGCGTTGGACGAAGTTATAGGTCTCAACTACACCATCCCGTCGATCACCTACACGCAGCCGCCAATAACTCTGCAGGGCCTCGTGGCGCACCCCGGCGGTTTTCTGGTCGGCTTCTCCGGACGTGACCTGTGGATGTCGCAGCCGTATCAACCGCACGCGTGGCCCGTGGAGAACATCCAGACGTGTCAAACAGAGATCGTCGGACTCGCGATCTATCAGAACTGCATCATGGTTATGACGACGTCCCACCCGTACTTCGCGGAGGGCATGAACCCTGCCAACGTGACCCTGCAAAAGATGGACTCTATCGATCCGTGCGTGAGCCGACGCAGCATCGTGACGACTGTTGACGGCGTCTACTATGCGAGTCCGCAGGGTATCATCCTGAACACGGGCGGTTACACGCAGCTCGTGACTAGGCAGTTGTTCACACGGCAGGAATGGCAAGAGGATTTCAGCCCGACGACTGTCTACGCGGCGCCATATGGCGTGGAGATAGTGGCATTCGACACCGAGTCCACCGGCTTTATCTTTAGCCCAACCGACCAGTCCACCCCGCTGACCACGCTGGACCGCTTCTCGCACGTCACGGCGATACAGATCGACGCCTACTCCGGCGATGTCTACTTGGTTACGAACAACCAGGCCCAGCTTTGGGACCCTGTCAACACGACCCCTTTGGAGTACACCTGGACGTCGAAGCAGTTCGACTTGCCGAAGCCGGTCAACATGGGCGCGCTGCGTTTGAAGTTTAACTCCGGCACCATCTTTGTCAGTCCGGCGCAGCTGTTGTTGTACTCTGCCTACAATGCCCAGCGCATCCAGAAGCCGCTGAACCCCATCAATGGTGCCGTGATCAACGGCGTACGCACGCTGCAGCAGCCCACCTTCGCGAACCCCGCGGGTTATTCGCCCATACCTGAGATCAGGGAGCCCATCGGCGGCTCAGGGCTATTCCCCCTGGCTTCGATGGAGAACATCACAGCTGGCGCGACTGTCTTTGTTTACTGTCGAGACTTGTTGTCATCTGCCTGGATCAACATCTTCCAGGCTGGCATATTCTCCGAGCAGATCTACCGGCTGCCCGCCGGCGTGAAGAGTGACGGCTGGTATGCTACGATCATTGGGAATAGTCCAGTGTACTCACTGGCGATTGCAGAGACGGCGAAGGAGCTACAACAAACATGAACATACAGCTTTTTGAATTTATCAAGGAGGCTCTTACGACTGCTGTTGCGACTCCTGTTGTTCAGCCGGTGATTGAGGTCGCCAAGGCACCCACTTGGATTAGCGCCAACATGAGTGCTATCCTTACACTCGCTGGTTCTACGCTGGCTGGTATCTTCTCTGCTGTGGCGATGTACCTCAGCAACAAGAACCACAACCTGGTGACGCAGATCCACGTCGATACGGACGGTCGCCTGTCGGCGATGACCGCCGAGCTTATGGAGTTGAAGCAGGCTGCGATCACGGCTACCGCCGTTGCTGCTGCTACCAAGATCGGAACAGACAAGGCCGCGTTAGTTGCATCTGACGCCGCCGATCACGCTGCGAGTCTCCTCCTGCAAGCGCAGCCCGCATCCAGCTCCGAGGGCACGATCAAATAATGTACGAGTCACTCATAGCCGATCTGAACCAGGCCGAGGGGCGACGCCTCACTGCCTACAAGGATAAGCTCGGCAACTGGACGATCGGCGTGGGCCACCTCCTGCTGCCTCTGTCTAAGGATTGGACGGCCTACACGATCTCGCCCGCGCAGTCCGATGCGTGGCTTGCTGACGACCTGTCAGAGACGCAGAACGAGTGTGAACCGCTCAATGAATGGAAAGACCTGAACACGACCTGCCGTCAAAACGCCGTCCTGGAGTGCGTATTTAATCTCGGCATCGCGCACTGGATAACGGAGTTCCCGAAGACGCGGGCGGCCCTTGCGGCGCAGGACTGGCAGGCCGCGCACGATCACTTGATAGCCAGTCCCGAGTGGGTCGCAGAAGTAGGGATCGACCGCGTGCGGCGGATCGCGAACTACATGCTGTATGGCAATTACCCCGGTGGCACGTGCCTGACATAACCATAGACGCCGAAGGGCACACCACAGTTGGGGGTACGCCCGTGCCCCCCAAGCTGGTGATCGCGCACCATGTCGCGTCGATCATCGTCCTGATGGTTTACGGCGGCGTTTTTGTTTGGTTTTTGATATACACGACTTTGATTTTCGTACACCTCCCGCTTGCCGCTCAGACAACGACTTTTACGACGTGGGTGGGGGGAACTCAAACGATGTTGGCCGGTCTCATGGGATTAATTTTTAAGTTTTATCAGGATGCCCACTTTGGCGACCACCGATAAGCAACGCGCTGCAAACGCTAGATGGCGGCTCGCGAATCCGGGCTACAGCTCTGCATGGTATTTGCGCAACAAGAAAAAAGTCATCGCTAAATCGAAGGCATGGCGGCTGGCCAATCCAATTCGATATCGAGAGCTAGTACGCAAGTCGTGTCATAAACGACGAGGGTTCCCAGTTCCGACTCGCCCAATGCCAGAGTTTTGTGAAATAGGTGGGAAGGCTCACGCCCAAAAGAAGGCGCTTTGCCTGGAACACGATCACGCGACGAACGCTTTCCGTGGTTGGACATGCCATCGCTGCAATAGTATATTAATGCTCGCGCGCGACGATCCCCGAACTCTGTTCCGGCTTCTACTGCATGTGGAGAATGCGTGATGCTTGGCCTCGTCCCCCTTAAAGATTGGATTTATTTAGGCGTCATCCTGGCTCTGGTGATAGGCTTTGGCGTCTTCGTGCACCACGAGCGGGTGATCGGCGAACAGAAAATTGAGGCGGCAGATAAGGCTGCAACCGCCCGCGAGGTGGCAGCCGCTGCCTCGCGCAACGCAGCGATAGCTGCGGACTACCAGACGAAATTAAAGGACACTGAAAATGCGTATCAAGCCACACTCGCTACCGCTGTTGGTCGTGCTGACGAGCTTACTATCAGCCTGCGCCAGTACGCCGCACGTAATCGCTGTCTCCACGCCCTGCCCGCAGGTCCCGCCGCCCCCAGCAAACCTGATGGTCCCGCCCCTGTCGCCGGAAGCGATGCAGGAGTTGCAGCAGCAACTCAACGACTCCTTGACGCCGCCGCCGCCGACGCCGCCGAACTCAGCGCCCTCCAAGCCGAGCGCAAGTCACTGACGGGGAAGTAATTATGCCATCAGTCAGTAAACAGCAAAGCCGCGCCATGTTCGCCGCCGCGGCCGGTCATTCCACGTTAGGAATTCCACAGAATGTCGGCAAGGACTTCGCCCGCGCAGACATTGCGCGGGCACATAGACAGAGTGCGGGGAGTGCGATATCCTTGCCTCAACGGGCGCCTGCCTTCATGAGGCGGCACGGCTAGGCTTCTCTCACAACACAGGTATCTCGACCATGAAATCAATTCTGAAATTCCTCGGCCGCTGCATCCCCGCTGCATTCGTTGTCAGCGTAGCGCTCGCTGCTGCCGTCACCTACACGGCGTATTCCGGCCTCAACCCGCTCACCGGTCTCTACGGTCTGAACGGCACTCTCTTCGCGACGGATACCGGCGGCCTTAACGCACCGGTAGTTTCTGGATCATGCGGTACGCGCGGCGCACAGGTCGGCGGAAGTTCTAGTGGTTCGGTGATTTCAGGCGCAGTGACTACGTGCACTACGACCCTGACGTTCCCGTACAAGGCGCCGAACTTCTACGAGTGTTGGTTCAAAGACGACACTACGCCAGCAGACGCATTGGCTGAGGCGACGCCGACAAGTTCGACTTGCGGCACAGGCGCAGCGACGATCGTGTCAGGCGACCACATCAGCTGGATAGTGATTGCACACTGATCGACTAGTAGTCAACGATGCCCGGACGCAGTTGTGGATGCACTCCCGGTCCGGGCTTCCTATTCAGATAGCTTTTCACTCCATAGCCCGCGAAGTGGACGGAGTGATCGTTTCCGCCTTCGGCTTCGACAGTTTTCAGGATCATTCCTGCGCACTTCACACTGTCACTGACCGCCCTTATACACGCCCCCTCCTGCACGAAGTCTTCTGGACTATGTTCTGCCAGTGGGGTTACAGCGCTTGTTATGCTATTATCCAGACGTCGAACCCTAAGTCATTGAATATTGGACGACGCCTGGGCTTCAAGCAGCTGGCCGTGACGGACGATCTCTGGTTTGGGATACTAGGAAAACAAGATTGCAAGTGGGTAGCACCACTGGAGAAGCAACGATCATGTCAGGCGGACCCACACCCCCATCAGCCCCCAGTCTAGGCTCCCAAATAGGGCAGGCTAATCAGACGTTCGGAACGGCTAGCGCCAACTCCGCGCAGGGTACGCAGGTTGCGAACGCGCAGAACTCTGTCGCGAACAATAACCTTACGTCGACTCTTGGCACGACGAACAACGCTGCTTCGGCTATGAGCGGTCAAGCTCAGTCGAACATGAATTCTTACCAGCAGAACTTCCAACCTCTTCAGGGTCAGGAGGCTCAGCAGGCGTCGGCGTATGGATCGAACGCCAACATACAGAAGCTGCAGGGGCAGGCGATCGGCAATGTCGGCGCGGCCAATCAGGCTGGTCAGCAGAACAACGCCGCTGCGCTCGCGTCCGAGGGCGTCGATCCCGCAAGTATTCACGGTGGCGCCATCCAGGCGCAGGGCAACGTGCAGAACGCTGCCGCTGCGGCTAACGCTGGAACGCAGGCCGGTATCCAGGGACAGCAGCAGGCGTTCAACATGTCTAACACCGCCAACCAGCTCGGCCTCAATGTTGGCGCAGCCGGCAATGCCGGCATGGCTGGTGCGGCATCGACCGCGCAGGGTGGACAGGGGGCTGCGAACGCTACTGGTGCCGCGGACGTTTCCAACTTAGCTGGCGCGAACTCGATGTTGAACGTCGCCAATACGGCGAACCAGAATTCGATGACCGGCGTACAGGATCAGTTCAGCGATCAGCAAACGTCCTATCAGGACGCTGCTGCGGCGCAGGCCGCGCAGATGCAGCAGATCGGACAGGTAGCTGGCATGGCAGCGATGATGGGAGGGGGTGGTCCAATCACTTCGATGATGGCCGGTATGGAAGACGGCGGCCCGATCACGTTCCGGCGGGGCATACCTGTCTTTGCGTCAGGTGGCGTTGTTGAAAACTATGACTACGTGCCGCCGAGCACGCCGACTCTCAACTCTCCCTCAGCCCGCGTAGTCCCCGGCCCGCGACAGATCTTGGCTGGTGGTCGACTCACGAGCGCCCCCTATGGACAGTACATAGCCGGCGGACAAGTCTCTGCGCGTGGTGCACTTCCTGCCAGTCCGATACCTGGCTCGACCGATACGAAGCCCGCTCTCTTGACCCCTGGAGAATTCGTCATACCGAAGGATGTCGTCGACCATTTTGGCAACGAACACTTCCACAAGCTGATCGACAGCGCGCGTGAGAAAGCGAACCTTCGCCGGGCGATCCCTATCCACCATCCTCCACACGTGAGTCTGCAATAATGGGCGGCGGTTCCTCAGCACCAGCAGCACCTATAGCTCGGGTTCCCGGCACCGGCGCTGGCACGGCTGGGTATACGCCAATGGCAAACACTGGCGGGCAGAGCGGCGCTGGCGCTATAGCTGGCGCGCTGGGTGGCATGGCTCAGAACTATGGAGCAGGCGGCTCCGGACTTGGGGGTGCAGCGTTCAATGCTATGAACCCGTCCGGCGGTAGCGCACCTCTTGCACCAGGCGCGAACGGCTCCGGTCAAGGGAACCTGACTCCTCTGATGGGGGACGCCAACGCCGGCAGCGATTTGAATTCTGCTACCGCTTCGTCCGCTCTTGCTGGTATGCAAGGCGGCGGCTTCGTACACCCGATGGCTCATCCGACTCACCCGATGTGGGGCTTGCTGCATCACGTATCCGGCATGGGTAAAGCTGGAATACCTGCTCCTCCAGGTCCTACGAGTGGTGTGCATCAGCCTGTGCAGACAGAGCCGAGCTTCGATCCCGCCTCGATGCAAGGTCAGCCGCCCGCCATGTCAAAGGGCGGTGTTATAACTCCTGTCAGCAAGATGCCCCCCACTGGTCCGCTACCGGCGAACTTCGGCAGCGCGCGGAACTATCAGCAAGGTGGCTCTGTGCAGAATTATGGGTCGCGTACGAACAGATTGCCGATGTTCCCCGGCCGCGCCATGGGAGCTATTCCGTCTGGTCGGAGCATGGGGCAGGGCATCACACCTGCGTCGCCAGAAGGACAAGTCCTCACCATGGACGGTGGTGGTCCTGTGCCGCCCGATCCGACAGCTGCGGCAAAGCAAGCCTACTTTGTTCACGGCGGCGGCACATCCTCTGGTGTTCCTGTGGTGCTCGGGCACGCCGCCGGCGGCCCCATTAGCGCAATGATGGGCGGTCTGGATAACGCAGGACCAGTGAATGAAAGTCTCGGGATGCCCCCGTCTGGTTCGGCGTGGACGCCTATGCAGCCCGCGCAGTCGGCGTCTTCGCTCGGCATGACTCGCGGTACTGGCTTAGTAGGTGGCATGGGGCAGGGCATGGATGTGATGAAAAACATCCAGGAAAATTGGCGTCAACGTGAGCAACGCAACGCCGTCCAAGATGCGGAGACTGCTCAAGAAAAAGCGAACATGGACAAGTACCATGAGTCGCAGGGGCTGCCTACTGCTGATCAACAGGCGTCTGGCCAGACCGGCGCCGTTGGTATGGTTCATGGCTACATCGACAAGTTTGCTGATCTGATTCACAGCAAGACGTTGGACGACAAGGCGAATACTGCCGCTCCCGGCCTCCCGCCTACGAACACCGGCGTGGCCCCTGGTAGCAACACAGTTCCGCCAACTGCCGGTGTGCAAGCTCCGCCACCGTGGAACCCGACTCCCGCTGCTCCTGCTCCTCCGCCTCCGCCCGCGCAGGGCGCGACTGCGCCCGGCCAACCTGGCAAGCCTGGCGTGGGTGGCGCTCCTGGTACTCCCGGCACGCCAGCACCCGCTCCTGGCGCGCCTGGAGGTATGCCGCAGGTGACTGTGACGGGGCAGCGCCCTCCTGGCGCACCCGCTGCCGCCGCGCCCGCTATTCCACCTCCGCCGCCTCCCGGTTCACCGCCTGCCGTCGGCGCAGATGTCGCCCAGACAGCGCAGGCTACAGGCGCTCCTCCGCAGACTGCCGTGGCGGCAGGAAAGGCGGCCTCTCAAACTACTGGCGGCGCAGCTGCCGCTGGTGCAACCCCCGAAGCAGCTGCTGCGTCTGGCACAGCTGTAGGTGATGCCACTGCTACTATCAAGCCCACATCAGCGCCCGCTCAGATCCCTGGCCAAGGCGGCACCAAAGAGTCGCTTGACCAACACGACTGGGAAGATATGGAGAAGGCTAAGTGGAAAGCCGCCCGCGCAGCGACGGCCGCTGGTATGGACGGCAATCAGGTTTATCAGTCATTGACGAACCTGCAGACCGCACACTTGCAAGGGCAGTACATGAAGTGGGGTGGCGTCGCCTTGCAGCGTCTTCAGAATGGCGATCAAGATGGCGTAGAGCAGGCGGTCAAAGCGATGAGCTACTACCTTCCGAACGGCGCCCCGTTGCAGCTGCACAAAGCTACTGCGGAGGAAGCTACGCAGTACAGCCAACCCGGAAACCCGGTTACCGCCGGTACGTTCATTGTTCAGAACCCGTTCGCCGGGATGCCGGGACATGAGGGCTCTCCGACGAAAGTTCCGCTCACTGCTATCTCCCTCAGTTCGATGCTGCAGGCTGCGCAAGATCCTGTTGCGTTCGGTACTGGACTGCAGGGTCAATATGTGGCAGGTGCCAAGGCGTCGGCTGAATTGCAGCGCGCGCATGCGGCACAGACACTTGCCAGTGGCCGTAACATGATGGGCCAAGCGGCCGTTCGGAACTCGCTCACGAACGAGGCGCTCTCTCCGTATCGCGGTGCTGAGATGCAAGGGAACGCAGATCGGAACACTGCCGTAGCTAATAAGCTCGCCAGTGATCAGGCAACCGGCGGAGGCGGCGGAACGAAAGTCACGATAGCTAATCTTCGTGCGGCTCAGAATGATTCGTCGAAGCAATATATGGATTCGTCGCAAGGAGAGATTACGCAGCAACCGGCAATGGTTCCTAATCCGAATGACCCCACTCACAAAGCAATGATGCCAAATCCGCAGGCTAATAAACCTGGTGTACGTGATATTGCTAACCGGGACCCTGTCTTTGCGGGTCAGACGCAGGAGGATATTCAGCAGGGTGCCGCTCTGGCTGGCGAGTTGCATGGCGCGAACATAGAATCAGACTCTCGCACGATCGTCCGCGCGGCTGCGCAGATCATCAACTACAACAAGTCGGTTGCGAAAGATCCGCACAATCCCCCGCAGCACATCAACCCCCAGACAAAGAAGCCAGATAAAGATGTGGTGACTGATATGGTCAAAGGACGGAAGGGTGTCGGCGACGGACAGGACCATCCCGCGAAGTTCATTTGGAACCCAGCGAAGCAGAGCTACGATCGCTTCTGGCTGTCCGCTAACATCGACACGCGCGGCCCTGCGATCGACCCAGGTGGCGGCGCACCCTCCCGTGGCGGAGGGGGCGGCGGCGGCGGTAGCGCCGATGACGCTACAAGCCCAGAGGAAGCTCAGGTGGCGACTGGCCAAGACTCAGAGTGAGGTGACAAGTGGCTGACGCTACCCCTCCTCCCGCCGCTACCCCAGCGCCGACACCAGAAGATGCTGCTGTAGCTCAAACACGATCTGCTATCGACGCTGAGATTCAACACGTCCGTGGCATGAGCGGCAGCAGTTCGTCAAGTATCCCAGATACGGGTACACAACCATCTGCTGCAGCTGCGGCTGTGTATCGTCCGCAGGGCGGCCCGCCTGCTGCGCATCATATTGATCCTCAGATTTCAACTATGGTATCGAATGCCGCAACACACCGCGGTGTTGATCCTAACGACGCCAATGCGCTTATGATGGGAGAAAGTGGCGGCGATCCGAATATCGTCAACACAAATAAGAACGGTACGCAAGACCACGGTTTGTTTCAAATCAACGATACGAACATCCACCCTGGTGAAGAGGACAATGCCCTCGATCCGGAATGGAACACCGGCCGCGGATTGGATTTATATAAAGCGGGTCTCGACAAGTTCAACGGAGATCCGGCAACGGCGGCCTATGCCTACAATCACGGCATGGGTGCTGCTGAAAAGGCTACCCCTGACCAGGTGCAGAAAGATCCGTACGTCCAAAAGTTCATGGCTAATCGGGCTCCTCAACAGCCGATCGCTACTCAAGGCATCCCTACTGCACAGGAGATGAACCCCGACAACGCGTTCACTGATGATCAACCTGGTGCAGCCGTACGGCGCGTCGGCACAAAGGTGCAACCCGGGACTGCGCTTCAGCCTCCTCCGCCGTACAACCCTTCGGCTGCTGCCGCAGCTGCACCTCCTGGCTCCCACTCACCAGTCAACGCAGCGCCTGTCGTACCTCCAGTGCAAGGTCCATCACCGTCATACTTCGAGGGTTTTGGATCTAACCTCGGCAACGGCCTGATGCGCGGGTTCGCCCTGCTCGGCCACGCCGTCGGAGTATTCGGTGGCGCTGGTGCAGCTGTCGCAGGATCGTTGAACAATCCTGGCGGCGGACCGAATCAAGGACAGGCTGCTGCTGACACCTACTTCAAACACCTGGATAGCTTCATAAATAATCACCCGTGGGCAAATCCCCAACACTGGACGCCTGACAAGCCCGGCGGCACTGGCGCGCAGATCGTTGGTGACACCGCGGCCATGGCTGCGCCGTTGCTGACTGGTCCGTTGGGTACGACACTGATGGTGACGTCAGCAATGGCAAACGGCTCGGTGGATGCTGTAGACGCCAACAAGAGTTTGGATACAGCGATTAAGGTCGGTCTGCTTAACGCCGCCTCTACCGCTGCTGGCATCAAGGCTCCTGGCCTGCTTAAGAGTTTTCCGCTGTGGACGCGCATCCTCGGCGGTGCCGGCGCCAACATCGCCATTAACCCACTGGCAGAAACTGCGACCAAAAAGATACTGAACGACCCCGGCTACCAGGGTGCAGTGCAAGAGTTCAAGAAGGCGCTTACCGATCCAAAGAGTTTCATCGAGAACACATTGATGGGCGCGATCTTCGGAGCGTTGACGCATGAGGGCGGAGCGAAGGCACCGAAACCAGCGCCCGATACGCAACCGTCGCCGGCAGCCGCCACGGCGTTGAAGCCCGGTACAGACGGCAATGAGCCTCCTCCGCCTCCTGGTCCGTCGCCCGCGGCGTCGACTGCCCCCATCAAGCCCGTGCCCGCAGCGCCCGCTGTGGCAGACACGCCGACTGCAGAGCCTGCGAAGCAGATCCGCGAACAGCTCGCATCGATGCGGCTTGGCAATAAAGACGGCGTGTTGGTCTCGACTGAGACCCAGGCTCACCTAGATTCTCTGCCCGACGGTCACGAGCACGGAGACACAGTCAAGCGGCAGATAACACAAGCGCAGACACAGGGCCGTACTGTGGACACTGACACCGGCACTCTTGTACTGCCCAATCAAAAAGCTGCTGGCGTAGTTCGCTCGCGTCTCGCCGCCGGCGAGGACCCGCAGTCTGTGATCGGCCGCGTCACTGGTGCCGGCGGTGGCAAGTCTCCTGATCAGACCGTGGTGGTTCAGGGGCGCGCGGCTGACGGCAGCGTCATCCATGAGACGACAGTGGCGCCTGCAGCCGAAGCAGTTACGCGTCAGGCTATGGTCGAGCGTGGCACGATCCCAGTCACGATGACGCCGGAGGGTGTGATTAATGAGCGCACGCAGAGTGTCAACGCCGAGAAGGCTGAGGCGCAGATTGGCGCTCCCGGATTCGACGAACAGGACAATCGCGGCGCCCCCGATCGCCGGGAGGCTGATTCTCCTGTTGATACCGACCAGCGGGTAGAAGATCGACGCGTAGTCAGTGCTGAGAACGCCCGCTTGACTAAGGCCCGCGCCGACGTTGTCCATAAGCCGGACGATGTGTTCAGCCCTGAAGCCCACGCGGATGACAAGGCCAGCGCCGCGTTCGACGCGCTACCCCCCGAGCACCAGGCGGGTGTGACCGACATCATGAACGAGGAGGGTCGTACGCGGGACTCGGCCATGAAGATTTGGAAGACCAGGAACCCGGAGGAGGCCGCTGCGCCGAAGGAAGAGGCCCCTGCCCCTGCTACCAAGGAGGCCGAGCCAGCAGCGCCTGCGAGCCCTAAAGAGCCCGTTATCGAGCCCAAGGTGCCCGATACGGCCCGCGCAGGGTACTTCAAAACAGATTCTGGGACGGAGGTCGCAGTTCACGTAGGTGAGAAGGCTCCCGACGGGCGCGTCATGGTCCACCCCCTGGACGACAGCGGCGAGCCCGGGGCGGGACGACTCGTGCCGGCGGAGAGCGTTCGTACCAATGCCACATCAAGCGAACCAGTGCACGAAGCCGAGCCAGTGAAGACCAAGGGCTCCCCCCTGGAGCAGCTACCGGCCGCTCTCAAGCTCCACGAGACGCAGGAGGCTAAAGTCGCTGGGAAGAAGAATGCGACAAAGCTGCCGGAGCGCGTGGCCAATGCGTCTGCTTTTGCGACAGCGCTCAAGGCAGCCGCGAAGGGTGTCGAGGGAGATGCCGGCTCGCGTGCCGCGGAAGCTGCGAGCCAAGTCCTGCAGCGCGCGGACAACGTACGCGACACCGGCAAGGGACTGTGGACGTCGCATGCTCAGATCACGAAGCGCGTCGATGAGATGCACGCTGCTGCGCGGGAACTGCTTGGGCAGCCTGAACCCGTGGCCGATAAACCGGTAGTGGCCGATAAGGTGGCCGATAAACCTGCGGAGAAACCTGTCACGAAACCCCCCGAGGAAGGGGGTTCTGTGAAACCTAAATACACGGAGCTTGGCAAGGGAAAGCCGAAGAACAGGGTCCAGGCAATCAAAGCTCTGATGCGCGCGGAGGGCCTGTCGTATGGCGATGCCAGCAGGAAAGTCATCGCTGACGAGATCGCCGCTGCCAAACCAAAAGAGAAGGCGACTGTCGCGACCGAGAAAGAAGCCAACCGGGCGCGAGATCTGATCCGTAACGCCGTCGAGGCGAAGCCGGAGGATCTCTCAAAGGCATCGGATGCTTTGGTAGCGCACATCCATGCAGTGGCAACCCGTCTCGGGCACCCCGCCGATCAGATCGCGGCCGAGGTGGACGCGTGGCTGCGACACGTACAGACACAGCGCGACGCCAACGCTATACCAGAAGACGAACAGCCGCCTGAAGTATCAGACGAGCAGCGCAAGGAGTTGACTGGCCCGCGCGGAGAAGCGGCCGGAATATCGAAAGTGTTCCGCCCCAGTGGCGGCCCGGGCATAGTCCGCGCGCTGCTCAATAGATGGCACGGCCACACCGTCGCGATGATGCGGGAGATGGAGGATCTCGGCCGGCACCTGACCGACAGCGGGCTCGTCGCCAAGATGAGGGACATGCGGGACACGGGTATTCCGATGTCATCGCACGAGATTCTCGATCACTTGATTGAGCAGGCGAAGACGAAGGGGGAGGGATTGAAGCAGCGCCTCATAGCGCTGCGGGCGCAGTCGCCGGACGTGCCGACGTTTATCCGGTCGAACACCGTCAACCCGCACACTCTTGAGGTGTACGGCCCCGGCTTTAAGGGAATGTTTGCCGCGCAGTCCGATGCGCCGTCCATCCAGATCCGCTTACACGACGGAGATATCAACGGAGTAGGCGGCACGACGGCCTACCGGATTGTCCATACGATCATGCACGAAGTCGATCACTCGGCAGTCATGTACGAGACGAAGACGAACCCCGACGGCAAGCTGGCGACGCAGCTGAAGTCGGCACTAAGCATCCTCGTCTCTCGCCTGGGCGCCAAATACAAAGCTGAGGGAAAGGCGTCAGGGTTCAATGACTACGTTAATTCATTATCCGGCGAGCCGGGGTCAATGTTTACTCCCGTGGATCAGTCGGAGTTCGGGCACCTGTATGGCATAAAGAACATCGATGAGATGATGTCTGAGCTGCACAGCAACCCGCAGTTCCTTGAAGAGGTTATCCGGTCAGAGGATTTCAAACAGAAGGGAGAGTACATCCCACCGACCGGGATGCGGAAGGGTATCCCCGGTCTGTTGATGAAGATCGTCAACGCTGTTGCAGAGCACATGGGGTACAAGAACCCTGAGCTGGCGCTGCATATGATGGACTTGCACGACACTGCTGCAGACGTACAGCGAATGAAGTTCCCCAGCATGTACGACGAAGGGGCGTTATACAGGGCGAACGCCAATCTGGACCCGGACTACGTGCGGGCGTTGGGGGCGGCGCCGGGTGAGGGTAGATCAGGTTACATTGATGCGTCTGCTCGCCCGGATGATATAGCCTTTTCGCAGGCGAGAGATGCTGAGGATGATAAGAACGAACTGCAACGTCCTTCGCGCCCCGTGAAGGCGGAGGGGGCGATCCGCGCGGCGATAGGCGACGAAGCGACTGACAAGATCCGCGACACGGTGCACGCGCTGACGAGCAGCAAGCTCGTGGATCTCGGACGGAAGACCACGTTTGCTCTCAAATCTGTGGGGCAGATCTTTCGCGACGGCAAACGGTTCTTCGGCAACGACGACGCCGCGAACCCACTCAACAAAATCCGAGAGTCAGAGTGGGCGCGTCAAGTACGTGTTCACAAGGGCCAGGAGATAGTAAACCCCGTCGTGCGTGAGTGGAACGGATTGTCCAACCACGACAACCTGGCAGTCGCCGGCCTGCTGCGCGACTCCTCTTTGTGGAAGATCGACCCTCGCACGGCGGCTGATCAGCAACTACCTGCCACCAGTGCGCGCGCTGGCTTCGCAGCACGACACGCCGATATGGAGAACAGCTACAAAGGTTTGTCACCTGTCGCGCGCCGCGTCTATGACGGTGCCCTTGTTGCCAGCAAGGCGCTCCGTGTCATGGAGCGCAAGAGTGCTGTGGACACGGCGAACCAGGCGTTCGAGTTGGGTCTCAATTCTGAGCAGCTGAAGCATTTGTACGGTGCGAAGAACGAAGGCGCGCTGAAAGGGTTGCTCAAGCCACGCGGCGCCGTGGATGTCGGTCCAAAGAACGCGAAGGTGCTCGCGGCTTTGAAGTCCTGGGTGGGCTCTGACATCGACGGACCGTACGCCCACCTGGGTCGAGATGGGCAGTACGTCGTCAAGGCGACCAACGAGTCTGCGCCGGAGGGACAGTCGTTTGCCAACGAAGCGAAGGCCCGCGCATTTGCAGAGCAGGTTAGTAACGAATCGCCGAACTCGACAGCCACAGTCAGAAACGCCGGCGCCAATGACTGGCGTGTGGACTACAAAGTCGACCATGTGTCGATGCACGACAGCCAGAACGATGCTCTCCAGGCGCGGCGTGCTCTGCTGGACGCCGGCTATAAGTCTCCGCTGGTGTCGACGAAAGTCTATGATCACACTGAAGCGAAGTCTCTTGATCCTGGTATGCACGAGCTGATGACAGCAGCTATCTCCAGGATCGAGCGTGGTGGTACGGACAAAGGAACGAAGGCGTTGATAGACTCACTGCATAGCGCCTACCTGGAGAAACAAGCCACACGCAGCGCGAGTGCCAGCTCGCAACTGACGCGCAAGGGGTTCGCAGGTGTGAAAGCCAGCGAGATGCGGCGGAACTTCGCGGACCACGCAACCAGCACTATCTGGCACAGCGCGCAGATCAGCACGATGTTCGAGCGGGCGGACGCGATGGCGACTCTGCGTACGATGGCGTCGTCCGACGCGGGCAACGACATCGGGCGCCCGGTTAGTCAGGACACGATGTTCAAACGCGGAGAGATCGTGCACACTCTCGCAGCCCGCGCCGCTACCGACGCGGAGATAAACACCGGGGGGTTTCTCAATCGACAGACCGCGCGACTGGGGTTCCTGAACTACCTCACGTCACCGGCGCACGCTGTCATATGGGGCACGCAGAATTTCACTACGACCATCCCCGGGCTGGCGGCCGAGCACGGCCAGCTGCCTGCGCGGGCTGCGATGTATAAGGCGATGGGCGTGGTGATGTCACCGGCACTGCGCACAGGGATGCACGAACAGTTCTCTCGGTGGAATGCTGACGGTGGACCGTCGCCGGAGAACATTCAGACAGCGATTCAGAACGCCGTAGCCAAGAGCGGCATGAACAGGTTCGCGCCGGCTCTCAAGATCCTGCACGAGCGCGGCGTGATCAGCCACGGGTTCGCGAATTCGCTGAATGAGATCGCACGTGGCACGTGGCCGTCCGTGCTTAAGGTCATGGACTACGCCCGCATGATGCCCACGATGACCGACGCGTTCAACCGTACTAGCACGGCCCTTGCGTCCCTCGAACTCAACGTCAAAAATCCAGACGATCCGGAGGACCTGGCGAACGGTCTGCGCAAGGCCGCGGACGATGTGGAGAAGTACCACGCGGACTACTCCGCGGCGAATAAGCCGCGGGCGTTTCAGGCCGTGAATAAAATATGGGGGGGCAACACCCTGACGATGATGATGACTTACTCGCAGGCGATGGCGCACTTGGCCTATGGGAACATAGCTGAGGTGATCAAAGCCGTGCCCGGGCTGCGCTCCGACGTGGGTGAGCAGACGCAGAATCAGCGGTCATGGCAGGCGGCAAAGACACTGGGCGGTCTGGCGGTTGGGTCGTTCTTGTACACAGGAGTGTACGGTGTGGCCGGTATAGCACCGGCACATCTTGCTGTGTATGCCTATCACAAGATCTTCGACAAGGAGGGAGAGTATTTTGATATGAAGAACGCGATCCATGGATGGTTGACGGATCTCGCTGGCCCGACGGTGGGAAACTACCTTGCGCGTGGGCCGATTGCGCAAGGGTTGGGGATAGATCTGCAGGAGCGGATGGGGTTTGCAAATATAATTTTCCACGACATGCCGGATATATTATCGGGAGACAAAGACGCGTGGAAGAATTTTGTGAACGATGAGGCAGGCGCCTTGGTTCAGATGGTGGGGAAGAACGCGATGGGAGCGATGGGGAAGTTGATCAACGGGGATGTTCCAGGGGCGATCAGTAGTATGATCCCGTTGAAGGTGTACCAGGATGGCGCACAGGGATATGAGTTGGCTCACACAGGGAAGTTGAATAGTGCAGGGGTGCCGATCACGAAGCCGTCGAGCCTCGACGCGGCGAAGAAGACGTTTGGATTTCTTCCAGCAGACGTGGCCGATGCACAAGAGAAGCATCGAGTGGCGACTGGAATTACAAAGGCGCAGAGTCTTGCGAGGACGGCAATCGTTCGCGCTATCATTAGCGCGCCCCCTGGATCGCCGGAGGCGGTTGCCGCTTGGGATCGCAGCAATAGTTTTAATGCCCGGAACCCTGGCGCCTGGATTTCTAGCGGGGAGATTCAAGGTACAACGAACAAAGATTTGAAGATTCAGTATGGAGTGCCGCTTGGAAAGGAAAATCAACAGGTCACAGACCAGACGCGCTGGGATCAGCCTTAGCCAATTGCTTTTCTTCGTTCGTCGTCTGTGCGTTTGGGATCGGCCCAGTATTTTGTATCCTTCCAACAGTAGACGACCGTCGCCTTGCCTCCGATCCTCATTGTTTTTATCTCTACAACCCTCTCCGGCGACGACTTACTTAGGTGCTTCCCAGCCTCCTCGGTCGTATATGTTTTCCCGGTCTGCGAGTGTAAGAAATTCTGCACCAGCAGGCGAGTCGTGAGAGCCCCCGCAAACGGCGCCTCTCCGTTCTTCATCGCAGCGACGATACTCTGAACCTCTCTGCACTGCGATTGCTCCACCATGGTCCCCTTGGCGTCCGTCCATGGCGGCTCGTCGTGTGGGCTGTATCCTGTCAGGTCCACTTGGCTGAAGTACCAGCGCAGCACGCCAGGCCCGCGCGGTCCCTTCATCCAGTCGTGAAATGCGACAAAGAATTTCTTCATAGCAGCTGTGCTGTGTGGTGGGAAGTGCTCGTACACCCCCCATCGCCGCTCCTTGTCAGACGACAGGTGCATCGCGTCGTCGTAGTTGGACGTAGCCGTGATAAACATTCTGTTCGGCAGCTCGAATGGCGTCAAAAACTTTGGGTGGATCAACATCGTTTCGCCGACCACCAGGTTCTTAAGGGAGTTGGCGATGTCTTCGCTGTCCCATCTGCCCTGCACTTTGATCTCGTCGAAGTAGAATACATGCTTGTCCCCGGCGTGGCCATTGAACGTTCCCTTCAACGTCTCGTTGTCGACCAGCAAAGCGTTTTGTGTGCCCACTAAGCGCCGCACTATGGCGAAGGCCAGCGTGGTCTTGCCGCTGCCGGGCTCGCCGATGATCAGCGGCGCCGACTCGATCTTGATGTCTGGGTGTTGGACCAGGTGCCCGTAGGTCTGCAGCATGTACTTGCTGAACTGCTGGTCCTGCGGGCGCGGGAACATATGCTTCCAGAATAGCTCGATCATTTGGATCTCGAACTTATTCGCTTGCAGCATGACGTCCGGCGGAGTGTATCTGTTCACGTAGTTAACGCCACCTTCTGTGTAGATCGTTGCCGCCGTGGGGTGGTAGCCCGGGGCTTTGACTGATTGTTTGACGCCCCACTGCTCCATGATAACCGTCGCTTTGATTGGCTTACGCTGGCTGTTCAATGGCATGTAGCGGGTGATCCTCTTATTGATGATGTTGTCTTTGAGCAGCTCGCGCTTCGTCATGGAGAAGTAATACTCCGGCGCGTTGTCGACAGTGACAAACTCTGCGCCGAGCCAGTTGATAGCGTCTTGCTCAGTGAACCGCACTCTGCCGGTTAAGTTGACTGCGTGCTGCGCGGCGATCATAAGTGGATCAGACACCACCGTGACGACGACCGGTACAAGCACGTCATCGTCGACTGCGCTTGGCTGCGCCGCGGCTGCCATCTGCTCGGATAGACTTGTGGGCTGCTCGATCGTCACGGGCTGCGGTACGCCGGGCGGCTCGTAGCCTGCGTCCTTTGCCATCTTCACCAGTGTACCGATTGTTATACCACCGCCCACGTGGAAGCCCTCCCACTCTCCGCGTATTTTTTCCGGGTGGTGGTCCGGCTGCGTAGCCGACCACTCGGAGAAGATCTCCCACGACTCTTCCGATTTCTGTCCCCAGTCCTGCATCGCGCACAGGATGTGCGTCCATTTTTCGCGCTCGTCCTTTTGCAGCTTGATGCTTGCCAACATCGCTGTTACTTCGTCGGCGCTGAGCTTTGGGAAGTTCGGTTTGGTGATCAGCGCATCTGGTGGAGCCAGGGCGAGCAGTTTTGATACATTTGAAGGGGCTGATGCAGCGTCTAACGGCGCTGCGATTGCTTCGAGAGAGTAGGTAGCTCCGTTGTCTATTCGTACTTCGCATGGGACAGGCTCCTTAGCTTTGCGGTTGAGTGTGCCGGGGCAGCGCAGGATGCGCGCGGCGTCAGCAGTGACCATCGGGTCGGCGCGGAACTTCAGCTCCGCGCACTTCGCCTTGAGCGCGTCAGCCACCGGCTCCCACTCCGCGATCGGAACGTCGCGGTTGAGGCACCAATAGATGTGCATGCCGTGGCCTGAACTGACATAAATACTTGGAGGAGGCAAACCCACAGTATTCACGAACACATTCAGGCCACGGATAGCATCTTGCGGGGAGTCAAACGACTTGAAGTCCAGGTCGAGAAAGAACGCACGCTTCGCGATGGATCCCTTGCGTCTCCTACCCGCATAGGAACCCACCGCGTAGTAGATCTCCTGGGGCTGGGTGGCCAGCTCCCGGACTTTCTTCTCTAGCGCCTCGTGCGTCTGCAATCGCTCCCAGTGCGTCGGGTCATGTAGCTTACCGTCGGGTCCATAGACCCCAGTCATCAAGGTAAACGGGCCTTTCGCAGGGAGGACCCTGTCGTAAAAGCTCATTCGTCTACCCCATGCTCAATCCTGAAAGGATCGAGTTGATGTCTGTATCCAGCTGCGTCGCGGCTGGCGTGGTCTCTGCTGGCGCCTCGGCCTGTACCGCAGTCGGTACATCTACGGCCACGGGCGCCGGGACTTCCTTCGGCACTCGTGCCTTCTTCTCCTTCGCCGGCTTTGGCGCGAAGGGATTCACTGCTGCTACTTTCGCGGTCTGCGTGGGCGCTGCCGCCGCTCCGGCTGCGGCATGCAGTGCCGGCGGTGCGAAAGGGTTAGCCGGCTTGTGGGGCAACGGCTCGTCGGGCTGCACGCGCAGCACCTTTGGCGCTCCTGTCTCTGCCGTCGGCATGGCCACGCGGCCTGTGGTCGCGGGCGCGATCATCACTGCACCGGCTGCCAGCTGCGCCGCTACCTCACTGAGAGGCGGCGGCATCACGGGCGGCATCGTCTTGGCCTGCGGCACTGGGCGTCTCTCTTCCTCTGTCGGCATCAACGGGACGTCACGATGCGGCTTCGCGCCTGCGGGTGTGACGGGCTGCGCGGCACCAACCGCTTCCTCGCCGTGGTCAGCAACGATGTCGTTGTCAGCCAGGACTCGCAGCACGCTGTCACTCTCGAACATCTCCAGCACGTCGTCAGCCTCTTCGTCGTTGAGCGGGCGCAGGGCTTTGAAGATCGGCTTCGGATGGCTGGCTTCCAGATCGAACGCGATCCGCACGGCCACTGAGTTGTACGGATAGCCGCGGCCCTTGAGCTGATCAGCCATCACCGACAGATCCTTGAGCGAGCTGGGCGGCACGCGGAACAGCATGGCGCCACCCATCGTAGCGTTCTTGATGTCCTGAAGCGGAACGACCGCGAGCTTCTTGGTGTCGCGGCAGGCTTTCTGCTTGACACCGTTGTCGCCGATCAAAGATCCGAACTGGTTCTTCGGGCACAGCGCGCACGACGTTGCCTGTTTCTCCGGGCTCGCGTCGCTCGGCACCACGCCATCCAAGCTGTAGCATACCGGCGGGGACGTGTTCCCCTCGACGTACTTGCCCTTGAAATACTGCTTGTTGAGGAACCCATTGGCCTTGACGATTACGACGTCAATGAAGCCGACCGGGCTGTCGCCGTCCATCAGGACGGTTTCTTCGCCCTTGTACTTCAGGCGGAACTTTCCCGCCTTGATACCAACAATTCCGTAGCTACCCCTGATGCCATCGCCGAGATCAGCTCCGACGCCGGCTGAGACTAGCGGCTTGAATTTATCGGACAGCTTCGCGCCGCCCTCCTGCTGGAACAAAGTCACTTGAGTGTTGGACACGACGGCCTCCTAAGCCTTGCGGACATGACAAGAGATCTCGGACTTGATCGACAAGCCTGGAGGTATCTCTTTAGTTGATTCTATGTAGTCGGTGACGACGGACTTTGACACGCGTCTCTCTAACATGGACCACAGGTTGTGGTCTTTGATGAACGCGATTGTACTCTCCCAGTCGTCAATTGCAACTGATGTATCGGTCTGCAGGAACGCAGTACCCGACTCGGTCTTCGCGCTGGTCTGGCCTGACTCCTGCAATTGCTTGTGCAGCCAGCTGGACAGCTTGAACATGGCGTCGTTGATAGGTGCCATGGCAAGTGCCTGCTCCTTCTTCAACGCGTCTCTTTGAGTTCGCAGCTTGACATAGCCTGCGATCACTGTCTCGATATTCATGTGTGCCTCCTAAGATAGCGTAGTAAGCCTCTAAGACGCGCCCCGCTATTGTCGGCGAGTCCTAATGTACGGTTGCACTTAATGCACAACCATCCACGGAACGTGTTGCCCACGTGATCCAACGCCAGGGCGCGACCACTCTTGTTCACTCCTCCGCACCCTTCGCACACTGCGGGGCATGGGCGCGTAGGCGCAGGCAGCCCCGCGCGTCGGCGACCGCGCGCCAGCTCATACCCTGAATGCCGAGCTAGCCACTTCGCCATAGCGGCGCGATGCCGCGGTTTGTCGCTCGCATATCGCTTTCGACAGTTCGCCTTGTGGTCTTCTCTGTTTTTATATGGCACGAGTCTGCTCCTCGAAAAGCTCCAAGAGGGCGCCCTGCGCTGAAGCGTGTCGCTTTAACTTCGCGTACACTTTTGCTTCAATAGGCGTCCCGCCAATCATAACGATGTGTGTGTTCTGCGTCTGTCCTACCCTAGTAATTCGAGCGTTTGCTTGCTGAAAAGTTTCCAGGCTGGTAGGCGGACTCGCCCATATAATGGTGTTCGCCGCGGTCAGCGTCAGCCCGTGCGACATAGTTTGAGGGTGCGCGGCGATCACGCGTGGCTCAGTCGTGCTGCCGTCCGGGTTGGTGCTCTGGAACGCGGCGAAGATCTCCGTGCGCTTCGCGGGCGACACGTCACCATGGATCATAGCCACCGTGAACTTCTTCGACAGCACTCCGTTGAGAAGTTCCACCATGTATCTGAATGGCGCGAAGACTATAACCTTCCCGGATGACGCCTCAATAAGGTCGATGATCTCCTGGAAGCGGTCAGTGCCGCCAACATAGCGCCCCTTCCCTCCCGCGTCGTACGCGAAGCCCGCCGCGATTTGGAGGAGCTTTGAGAGCTTGACCCCTTCGTTGGCCGCGGTGATCTCGTGCTTCCTGATTTGGGTCGCGAGCTGCTGATGCATTTCTTTGTACGCTTTCGTAGCAGCGGGACTAAGTCCGACCGCACGGCTACTGTACGTGGTGGGTGGTAGATCAAAGCACTCCGCCCGCGTGAATCTGACTGCTGGCTGTAGTATCCCATGGGCGATGTCGTTGGCTTCCGGGCGCGGGACCCATGTGAAGTTGGAGACTTGTCGCATGGTGCGGTCTTTGAACGCCTTAAACGAGAAGCCAGCGAGTGCTGGAGTGAGGAGGCGGCTCTGACCATACGCGTCAGTTGGCGCGTGATTGATTGCGCTTCCCGTAAGGCCCCACGCGTAGTTACTTCTTCGCACAATAGGCTCGACGTACTTCCAACGGTTGGTTCGCCGATTACGGTACGATGCCAGCTCGTCAATAACCGCTCCATCAATGTCAGCTCGCGCAAAGAGTTCCTGGTGGATGACTTCAACGCCATCATGGTTGACGATGTAGACATCGGCTGACTGCGCGAGTTCGCGGAGCCGCCTGGCTTTGCTGTAGGCATGTAGCACCCTGGTTTCTAGGTGTGGGAAGTTCTCAAAAATCTCGTTCTGCCAGACTGTGACCAGTGTCGACAGCGGCGCGACAACGAGCAGCTTGTGCAGCAGACCCTCACGGCGGAGGTAGTCATACACCCACAAGACTGCCCGCGTTTTGCCCACGCCCATCTCACTAAGAACATAGGCGCGGCGCGCGATGCTGCACATGTCAGCTGTCACGCGTTGAGAATCGAAAGGCGTGCCGCCCGTCCAGTCATAGTAGTAACTGATAGGACTCGGTGCATTCAGACCCAGGTTTCGCAGGAGGCGCACCACATCCACTGTATGTGGAACAGCTAGCCACCACGCGCCGCCGGCCTGGAACTTCTGTGCTACGGGAAGGACGTGGTCAACGTCCGCTCGGTAGGGCAGTACGATCCTCCGATGCTCAGGGAAAACTTTCACGGATGAAGCAGCGCTAACGTAGACGCAAACGCGTCACTCACTCCCAGCTCCTGCGCTGTCGCTAAGTTAAGGCGCAGCGCTGTGACTGGATCAATTGGAATCATCACCGCCCCATAAGTATCGGGGTACGACTCACCGCTCTTGATGAACCCGCTCGGTGAAAGATCCCACACTGAGCGGGGGCAGCCAGTCACATCGAGGATGACATACTGTACTTTTATAGGGTGTTGATTGACGGTGCTCATGTCTTAGTCCCATCACGCCAACCCGTGGCAATCACGTCGCCGTTGATCGACTGCACCACTTTGTCGCCAGGGTCGGGGAACATCCGCTCGACCAGCCGAACAGAAGACCGGCTCAGCCACTGCTCGCAGGCTATCACCACGCGGGCTTGGGCTGCGGCGTCGTCCATGGCGTTGTGCTTCGTGCCTTCGCCTTTCACTGCGTCATACAATTCGTTGGTGAACCCTTCGCGCCTCGCGTACTCCAGGATCGTGCGGTACGAACGGGGTTGGTTGTAATTGAACGGCCACGGTTTGCCGATCACCGCCGGCAGCACAACGCCGATCGGCGCAGCGAACTTCGCGTCTTCGCGGTGCCGGCGCCACCAGTTCTTGAGGATCACGATGTCGAAGTGCGGGTCGTTGGCCCAGACGGTATCAACTCCGTGGCACATGTCCCAGAGTTTCTCCGCGGCCATGTGGGGCATGAAGCGATCACCACTGAACGTCGCGAGCTGGGCGTCTTTGGACTGCTCCATCCACCATCGCACCGTCATCGGATCGATGTGCCCGGTGAGACCGTTCATAGTCAGGGGCATGTGGGCGCTGTCAAGGATCGCTTTGTCGTCAAAGATCACGACACCTATGGAGACCACCGCTGCGTTGTCCTCGGTGCTCAAGGTTTCTAAGTCAATCATCGCTCGGTTTGTCATCACTCTTCTCCTAAGTTATCGTCAAAACCGCGACTGCACAGGTGCAGCGATAAATGTTTGGCTGTGTGGATTCCAACAAACCCGGCACGCGGACTGTTGAGCCAGCGGGTCAGCTCGTCCATCCCCGCACCACTAATTTCGTCTACCAAGAACACGGACCCGCCAGCTGCTAGCACGTTGCGGGCTATGCGGGCTTGACGGTCAGTGAATGTCTTGCCCGGCCGCTTGCATTCGATGACGGCATAGAAGCCGAGGCAGCACACGTGGTAGTCCAGCGCGGGCTCGCCCATTCCGTTCTGCACGGGCTTGTGCTTGTACGCCGACGCGAGCCTCAGCACGCCGTCGACCCTCGCCTTCACTGCACCTTCGGGTGTCATGGCGGCGGGCGTCTATCTTCAATTACGTTAGCTGTACCCTTCGGCGGCAGCAGCTGACCGTGCTCGTCGCGCCCGTTGCGCTTCCAGATCCGTATCTGTAGCGCCGCGCTCAGTCGCCACACCGCCTTGGCTAGATGGTACGTGTCGTCATCATCCATCACCGTATGGTCGTCGTCGAGCATGTGTCGCATGGCCTTGTTCTTGTGGTCCGTGGACACGTGCGTGTTCCAATGCAGAGTGTCGCCTAGGTTGTGCTGTTTGTTGCCGAGCACGGATACCTTGGCGACTTCGGCCCAGACATCAGGGAAGTAGGCGATGGCGCCGTCCCACACTGGCAGGGCGTTGCGGGCGTCGCGATCTGTTGGTAGGCTCATTTAACTAGCTCCACGTGCAGCATGCACGCAACGGTTACTCGATTCATTGGCACAGCTATTTGTTCCCACTCGTTCCATTGCAAGAAGGTGAAGTCCTTCTGCAACAGGCCGACTGTGGCTTCCAGTCGTGCCCCGCGTGAGCACTCCCACCCTGGCAGGAAGACAATACCCTGCACCTGCTCGGCGATGATCTTCACGTCGCGCGAGAGGAAGTCTCCCCACAGATGCTTGTGTGAGACTCCCGCCAGAGTCTCAGCTTTAACCTTCTCGTCGTCGAGTTCCGCCGGCGAGATGATCGTGTAGTGCTGCTTGCGCAGCTTCTCCGCGACTTCAAAGAACAGCGGGAAGTTAGACTGCGGGATGCCGCTCATGGGACCCGCGAGGTAATACTTCTTAGTCATACGCATCTCCGTTGAGTTTGATTTTGCCTTCTTCATACGGCACTGCGCGTCGCCGGTAGAACTCAAGCATGGCGCAGACCAGTGCGCCCATCACCAACGCAATCGTCATGAATTTCAGCGTGCCCTGTGTCGCTGCGTAGGCGTTGCATTCACGTGTGATTGCATAAGTGAGCTGCCCCACAGTAGACGGCTGGTGGCCTAATCCAATCATGTCCTTCTCGTCCTCAGTGATGTAGGGCATCAGCAACCGTCCTCGAACGGGTCTTTGAGGAAGGCTTTGAGGGGACGATCCAACCCCCTTTTACCGTCGCCCGTGTCGGCGCTTCGGTTGTTGCCAAGCCAGTTCGGATCTTTTGCGTCGCGAGCTTCGAGCTTATCCACGTTGGCCGTGACTACGTCTTCCATATCAATGTTGAAGTGGTTCGCTATAGCCGTGACGTAGTGCAGCACGTCTCCGAGTTCGAGGGACAGCTTGGACGTGTCAAGTCCCGGACGCGAGCCGCGGATCAGCTTCTTGATGGGTTCAATCACCTTGCCGGTGTTTTTGAACAGCCCGACCACTGCCTCAGCCACTTCGCCGCCTTCGCCGGCCAGCCCCATAGCCATGACAGACAGATCGACGTCGCGCGGGCTGCGTGCCCAGCGGGCGCGCACCCAGTCTTGGAATTCATGTAAGAACATTATAGTCTCCATTTGCCAAATAGGCGATGGCCTTTCGCAGCAGCGGAACGCTGTCGTCGAAGTGGCCAAGCCCCACGTTACAGTTGTGACACAGCCACCCGCGAAACGTCCCGGTCTCGTGGTCGTGGTCCAGATGCAAAATCTTCCAGCGCCCCGTCTTCGGCGTGCCGCCGCACAGTTCACAGCGCCGCGGTTTCGGGTGCGTAGGCTCCGGCATCCCGCGCCACCGTCGGTTGTTGCGCCGGTTGCGGATCGGGTGCTGACGAGCCCACTTGCCACGCTCCTCGGGGTGGCGCTCATACCACCTTACTTGTGCGGACTTCATAGGCGCCACTTGCCGTTAATTATGTTGATCAGCTGCCGCTTACCGTCAGCGTGCAGGATACAGTGAGTGTTCATCCAGCTCGACGGCCCGAGGTTGTACTCTAGGCGTAGGTTCGTGCTGGTCCCGGTCTGGTAGCAGCCCTCCTCGATGCCTGGAGTATGTGAATGCCCGATAATACTTCGCGTGCCTATGCGCCGCAGGTTCTTGATGCTGCCCCGCGCGCCGTTCGGGCCGCGGTCGCCGTGCATGCCTAGCTCCACGCCGCCCAGCACGAACGAGTCGTTGTCCTCCAGCGCTCTGACCTTCGGCGCGTGCTGCGCAAGCATGAGTTGGAACGGGCTAGGGTACTCTGTGCCGTGGACCGTGAGCGCGGTCGCTTGGACCATGCTCAGCGCCAACTTCAGGTAGGTCTCGGCGTTCTCCGGGTCTTCTTTCCAGTCCGCTTTGATTATCCAGCGGCGCAGGAAGTCATCATGGTTTGAAGAGACGACAGTGCATTCCCGGGTAGCGTTGCGCTTCCCGTCCACGTAAACAATCGCACGCCGAATCTCATCCGCCACCGAGTTACGGCCAGCGCGAAGTTTCGCGATCGCATTGAAAGGATTACCAGCGTGATGTGGATTGATCGCATAGTCGTCGTTGAGGTCATGGAATACGAGGTTCTCCGGATTGACGGTAGGTACGATCCCCCCCTTGCCGAAGGTGGCTTGCTCAACCAGCGGGTCAATGAAGTCAACATGCGTGTCTCCTAGGATTACGGCCAACGGCCGCGGTGCTTTACTCGTCTTACCTGGCGAATAACGCAGGGTTATGTCGGTGAATTCGCCAGTTCTGGCGTCTGCATTGACGTGGCGAAGGTGGAAGAATCGGTCGTTGAACTCCACGACGACCGCTGCCAGTGCGTGGTGGAACTCGCCGATCTTGCCCCTCTTTGTATCCGTGTAGTTCTTCACGGTACAGGCGCCTGTCGTGGTCAGGATCTTAGCCACCGAGTTCTTCGGCACCGGGATGGTGCGTTGTTGCAGCTTGGTGTGTCCAAAGATAGCCGACTCCGCGCCCGAGATACTCTCGAATTGCGAAAGCGGGTCACTCGCCGCCGCCTGGATCTTGATGTCAGCCATAAGCAAGAGGTTAGAGTTGATCGCCTTGCGTTGGTTCCACAGGTACTTCGTGTACGGGTGCGGGACGATCTCGCCGCTCTTGAGAACCAGCGGCGTGCCGAACCACCACTCTTGGCCGCGCTCCTTGTCGGTGAACAGGCTGGTCGGGTTGCGGTAGCGCAGCGGTATCACCAGCAGCTCGGCGTTGTTGAACCGTGCGTACTCCAACAGCGACTGAAAGAAATTCTCGTGCACCGGCGTAGCGTTCTGCGCGGATGTGATGATCAAGTGGCGCGTCTTCCCTAGCTTCCGGTCGAACACCACGGGCGGCGGAGTGTCCGACTCGCCGCGCTTGCGTATGCCAGCGACCGTGGCCTTGGGATCGGTCGTGCCGTAGCAGTACACCTTCTTGCCGTCAATACTTGGGCGGCACACCCATACGGGTTTCCCGGTGCGCGTGCGGCTGCCCGGCGCCATTCGATGCGCTTTGCATTTGGGGCACACTGGCCCCTTGCCGGGATGAATCATTAGTCCATCTCCAACATGTCGTTGATGTACTTGGTCATGTGCGGCTTCAGCTTTCTGGCGTCGCCGTGCATGGCTTTGAACATCACATGGAAGTCCTCGTTCCTGGCCGTAATCAGGACGCGGCCCGCGAAGTGGAAGTCCCGGCGCAGCAGGTTAACGAGCGATGCGTAGTTGTACTTCCGTATGTATGTGAGAGCAAGGATCGCTCCCTCGTCCCGCGCCCACTTCATGCGCACGTCGATCAGCTGTCGGTGCAGTCCGTTGCCGCGATGCTTCATAGTGACTGCACTACGCGATAAGAACACTACCTTCGTAGTCATCAGGACGGCCGAGGCGAAGCCGGCGACACCGCCGTGCTCGTCGTAGGCTACCCAGAATTCGTGGTCGTTGCCCGGCCAGCTATCATCAGCGAACGCCATCTTATGGATGGCCTGCATCTTGACTAGGCTATTGCACTTTTTGATGGTGTACTTCATTGATGCCTCTTCACGTAGTCGATCAAAGATTGCAGGATCGTAACGCTATCGCCTACCATGCCAAGAGCGATGTTGCATTGGTCACAGATCCATCCGCGAAACTTCTTTGTCGTGTGGTCGTGGTCCGCTGCCAGCGCTTTCTTTCGAGGGGCGCGGTAGCAAATCTCGCAGACCTCCGGGCGTGGTCGCGTCGGCTTCACTCCAAGCCGCCGGTGCTGGTTATTCCGCGCGCGCTCGTTATAGTCTGCCCTAGTGGCTTCACGATACGCCGCTCCTTTCGCAAGGATCTGCTTGCGATGGCGGCGATAGAAGCGACGCTTACCCGCGAGGCGCTTTGTTCTGTCCTCTCGCTTCCACTTCGGAATCATTTGGGCTTCCAATATTGGCATGACTTTACCGGGCAATTTTTACAAAAGAAGTTTTCGCGGGGCGGAAAGTCTTGTGCATCGTGAGCCGCTTGATAGCGTCCCACCCGTTCCAGGATAGGTCCCCAGATCTCCGCAACTTGATCGCGAGTGACTCTAGGTCCTGGCGCCACGTGTCGGGCCTTCGTCCAGTAGTATGCTGGAGTAACTGCTTCAATTTCAGGCGCAAGTTGTAAGAGCACCGCGGCATTGAGATTGAGCTGTGTGAAGTCATCGTGCGGCCTACCACTTTTCCAATCCCATACTACGCCGTAAGATCCAGCGTATTGAGTGAGGTCAGATTTAATCCGTAGCCAAGCGTCCTTGGCAAACCATTCAACAGGTTCCCATCCTACGCTTAACGCGATCTGTTGTTCCACTATTTTCTCACCCGGCGCAGCAATTATTTTCGCGAGCACGGGCTCGTGCACGCGCAGGTGAATGGGCAGTAACTTCCCATCCCGGATGCGCAGTTCAAAGGCTTTGTGGATTAAGTTCCCATCAATCATTGCTTGGGAAGGTTCTTCTTTCAAATCCTTTTTAACATTAAGATGCCAGTGCTTCCGAGGGCACGTCTCATAGCTGGTCAGTCGGCTATAGCTCCAGGCTACAGGTGGTGCCATCTTATTCTCCTAGTGGCTTGTTGTCTCGCACGTAGCTCAGGCTGTGCCGCGTACATCTCCGCCACGTTCTGCTTGCGCGTACCCCAGCGAAGGTTAGTGAGAGCGTTGTTCCCGGGAGAATAGTCGGGGCCGTGCAGACACTCCATTCCCTCCGGGCATGGGTTTGTGTACCAGCTGCGGACACGGCCGCGGTCTGACACTTCATAGCGTCCTCCGAACCCCGCAATGGGAAGCCATCGTTCAATCATGCAATCTCCATCAGGGCTATCTGCGCTTGCAAGAACTCGACCTGCTCCTTGGACAGCTCGGCGGGCTGATAGCAGTACAGCCGCACGGGGTAGTGGATGGTGTTCTTCCATTGATTGCGCGGCGCCTTGTGCCATGGCGGGGGGATCTTCAGCTTTTTCCATAGCTCCATGTTCAGCGAACCTTTGACGGAGAACTCTACTACGATACGACACGACACTGGCTTGCCGCACTTGAATGGGATGCGTCGTAAGCTGCCGCGGAGTTTCTCCATGTCGCGCGGCACCAGGAGCACGCCACGCGCCACGAAGCGGGCGCAGGGCTCGGGTATTGGTTTGGGGGCAGGTTCGCACTCTGCGTTGATGTACATCGGTTCGGGCTCTACGGGCACGGGCGGTGCGTCGAGCAAGTAGATCTCCGGCACGACAGTCAGCTTCATATCTCCTTCGGGATTGTCGGGGCTGATGATAATAGCCGACTTGTCGGCGCGCAGGCGCGGGTCGTAATATGCAGTGGCCGCCTGTAACGTGCCGTTCTGTGTAATGTAACTCATGTACGTTTCCTTGGATAAGGCCCGCGTCGTCGCTTGCCTGTGTTGCCGAGCAGCCTCTCTTCAAACTCTGATCGCACCCGCTCGGCGGGGATGCCTATCAAATCGCAGATCCATTGCATAGAGCCAACGCTTGTAATCTCTGCGCGTAACCACTTGCGTGCGTCTGCGCGGTTGGCAACGGCCTCCGACGAGCCAGTTTTGGAGTGACGGTGGTATGTCGCGTCGTCCAGCGCCTGTCGCAGGATCGCCATCCACAGCTGCGCATATGCGTCGCCTCCGGGTAATAGATCACAGTGATTAGCAGTCACAATCTCTTGCCGGACGGGCTGTCTTGCGCGACCCAGCGGACCCAGTGCCAGAGCGGGCGCCACGTCCACCAACCGCCAGGCAGATATACGTTGGTGGAGTAGTCTACGCTAACTTTATAGCCTAACAACGCTTCTATATCTGCTCTCTTTGCAGGGATAATACCCGGACCGCGACAGCAAACGCATTCGTGTTGTCGCTCGGTCTCACTTGGCATCGCCATATGTGGGTCCATGCTTGATCTCGATTGCTATTGGCAAAGCAGGGAGGAAGTCTACTGCTTCGCACATGCTGAGAGCAACTACTGGCTTCACTCTATCCACGATGGCTGTCGGGACCACCCAGATCAACTCGTCGTGTACCTGATGGGCTGCTATCAATCCCCTTCGTGCCAGCCGCAGCTCAGCCCTGACGGCGATGATACGGGCGAGGGCTTGCGATATGTTCTCCAGCCACGTCCCGCCCCAAATAAAGTTAGGCACTTCAACCCCAGCAAACCGGCTGTCAAATTTGTATCCGTCGCCGTCGTGCCGCAGCCCCGGATACATCAGCGGCATGCCATTGGGCAGGATGATTCGCTCGTTCGCGAAGATCAGGTTCGCCATCTCGCTTGGGTGCGGTACGTCTGGCGTGAGCATGTAGGTCGACGCCATGTACTCAAGGTGCCTCCAGAGCGCCGGGACACCGGGATAGGTACAGCGATACAGGTACACTATGTCCTTCGCCTGATCGTCAGTGAACATGATTCCCTCCTGTGCCATCTTGAGTTGGAATTTCTTCCAGCCCATGCCATAGCCCAGCCCGAGGATGCAGCCCTTGCCGACGAACCTCTCGTTGGGGTCGTCCTTCTTGTTGATCTCGCGCCCGTAGATCTTGGATGCGAACGATGAATAGATATCCGCACCGCTGCGAAAGCCCTCGCGAAGCTCTGCCTCGCCCGCCAGCGTCGCCACTATGCGGGCTTCGATGTTGCTGAAGTCTGCGGCGAGCACGCTGTACCCCGCCGGGGCGATGACCGCGTAGCGCAGGTGCCCCTTCTTGACTCCGTTCTTGGTCTCTACCCGAGGCAGGTTCTGCATGTTGATCTCATCGTCACCACTCAGGCGCCCAGGATGGCAGCCGTAGTACACGACAGGGATCGGCAGCCAGCCATCCTTGATATCGTGCAGCGTGATCAGTCTCTTGACACGGCCCTCCTCCATGGTTGAGGACATGGCATTCTTGGCCGCGACCAGCTCCCTGACCGACTGATTCGGATGCGTGAGCAGCTCCTTGAACGCGAGGTCATCCTTGGCGAAGGCATAGGTCGTACCGGTGCCCTTCTTATTCGCCTTCATGGGTGCCGTTACGCCCTGCGCTGCCAACAGCGCGGCGAACTTGGGCCTTGACCTGATGTCTTTCAGCGTCGCTTTGTAGCGCGTCTGAATCAGCGTGGCGAGGGTCGCCTTGGTCGTCTCGATTTGTGTTAAGCGGGCGCTGAGGGCTGCGCGGTCGAGCCTGAGCTTCGGTCTTACGAATTTCTTTATGGTCAGGTCCAGATAATCTTGCTCATCGGCTGGCAAAATTCGAGAAAGGTAAGTCGAAATTCGCGCCGTAATTTTTTCGTCGTTTTTACAGTATTCACCATAATCAGTTAACTCCGCGGCGGTGAAGTCCGCGCGGTGCTTGCCTTGGACCTTGTGAACATAGTCGCCCTTCGTGCCACAGCCGAGGTGGCGGGCAACGGCATCAAGAGAAACGCTCCGCGTGTACGGAAGGATGTGGGGGCGCGACCCTACCATCGTGCAGAAGTACGCTCCCGGTTTGATGTTCAAGCGCCACTCCAGGATCGAAGCCTCGAAGCGCGCATTATGCGCCACCACCCGGACGGCGGACCAGTCGGGAACGAGCCGGAGTAACTCGCTGCGGACGTGATCAGCGTCCCCAGAAACCCAGTGGTCAACGCCGTCGGGGGTGCGCAAAGCGACACCGATGATCTCGAAGCGCGGATCTAGGACGTACTCAGCCGTAGTCATCTTTTGCAGCTGGTAGTCCTTGTCCCAGAAAGTTTCAAAATCAATCGGGATATCAATCATGCTTTCCCTCTTTTCTGATGGAGTACCTCGCCCAACTCTCCCCGCCGCACATGTTATCGGTGTCGCGCTTGCCCATGCCGTTAAACAGGTGGCCCTCTGCCAGCGCGGCGAGCAGCCGGTCAACCTTGTCCTTCGGATACGCCGCCCACTCAACGGGGAACGGGCTCGCGCGCAGCTGATCTGCAATGGCCCTCCGATGGCTCTCTGGCAGATACTGCACCAGCTCGGGGACCATACGCCTGAGCTGCCCTGCTGTCGACAACATCTTGATGATGTCATCTATGACGCCGCGGGCTTCAGTCTGTCTCTCGTCGCACTTCGCCGCGGCGCTGCACCAGACCAAAAACTCGGCGTAGGTGTCTTTCACGAGCGCGTTCTTGAAATCTATCAGCGGCATGTGGCGTATTGACGTGCCGCGCTGTGTCGGTACGTGTAGCAGCCACGGTCCCGACGTTGGCGGCCTCAAGAAACACTCCTGTCGATTTCTTTGGTAGAAACTAACGTCCATTTTCAGATCGGGGACGTAGAACCGCACCTGCCTGCAATGAATATTCATTGAGTAGCCTGATGCGTGGAGCGTCAGGTATGCGTTCTTTATTTCCGTCGGGAAGCTGACTTCCCACACGTCGACCATCTGTTCATCTGTCAGTGGAATGTCCAGATAGTCAATGGTGTTGCGCAGCACTCCGTAGAGCCCACAAGCTAGCCCAGCTGCTTCCTTTGGGTTAAGACGATTTCGTGTCGACATCCGCTTTCTCCTTGGCTAAGAACATTGCGCGCTTTCCTTCGAGGTATGCGCGGGCTGCGGCGCTGATCGGCCTATCGACCGCGACGATGGGCATGCCGCACTCGGCCATCGTAGTCTCGAAGACCATCTTCGCGTCCTCAATCCGCGCTCCGTAGTTGACGCATTGGATCTCGATACACATGTTCGCCATGGTGCTCATGCCCTGTATGTGCATAGCGAACGCGTGCTTCTGTAGCCGCGCCATGCGTCTGTTAGATAGGACGTGCGACGCCGCAGCGCCGAGCCCGATGATTAGCGCTCCTGGTAAAATTAGATTAAAGTCCATATCAACTCTCCTCTTGATCTCCCAATGGGACATGCACAGTAGTTCCCCATGGAGCTACTATACCCGGCGTTGTAAGCGCCCACACTGTCGGGATTCCTACGTCCTCCCCGAACGGAGTGTAACCGTCGCTAAAAACGACGACTGATTCGATTGGCAACTGACGGTCCTCGATCTCTCTGAAGATCACCGTCATATCAGTTCCGCCACCGCCTCCGGCCTTCTTGCCTAGCTCGGTCAGCTCATTGGAGTCTTCCAACTCGATGATGTCTCCGTGGAGCGCGTCATCGACGTAGGCTACGTGAATTTTTCTTGGTTGGATCTCATCCATGATGCCAGAGAGTTCCCCGAGGAACGTCTTGAGTTCCTTCTCGCCAATCGACCCCGACGTGTCGATCTCGACCGCGATCTCCGGTCCTTGGAGCCCGGCTCGACCAGGCATGTACACGTGCGGAGCGATTGCCAGCTTGCGCCGGTTCGGCCGCTGCCATGTGTAGACATCCCGCCCCCGCGTGTTGGCCATCAGCGCCTTGCGCAGATGCTCCTGCCAGCTGATCTTCGGTGTGCAGAAGTCATCTATAAACCGCTCCATGCCGCCAGCGCCCTTGCCCTGCATCTTCGCCATCTCTTGGGCTTTCTTCAGCGCTGCCTGCATGGTTGGCTTGTCCGTGCTGACCTGCTGATCGTCTGGCACGTGCTGGTCCGGACCATCCGGCTTGTTCTCCTCGTCCTTGGGGAGCTTCAGGTACACCTCGTCGGCGATGTCGTCGGCTGTGACCTGTGAATTCTGGAGACTGCCCAGCGGGAGCTTGAATCCTTGACTAGTCAGGTGTGCATTGATGATGTAATCGCAAGCATGGTTGAACTTCTTATGCGAGAAGGTCTCCAAGTCGGGTCCTACCCCGAGCTGCTGATACGCCTGTGCACGAGACATGTGCTGGAAAATGATGTGGTCGATTTCGTGCACGAGCATACCGATGCGTTCATCGATAGTGTACTTAGCGAAGTTCTCCGGGTTCACCCAGATGGTCTTGCCGTTCGTCGCGCACGTGTTCAGCTGACTGCTATTAGGCAGCTGAGTTGCTTCGACAATATCAGTTAGATCCAGCAGCAAGCTCGCGAAGAAGGGGTGTCTTACGAGTAATGCGGAAATAGCCTCGGTCAAAGCGGGGTGTCGTTTTGTCTGTTGAGTCATTTATGCCTCCTAATATGAACTGCTGCCCTTTCGAGCAACTCGGGATCGTCTTTGAACATACCTAAGCCTGCATTGCACGGCTGACACAACCACGCACGGAACCGCCCTGTTCCGTGGTCGTGGTCGCGGACTTTTGCTTTTCGTTTACAGTCGAGTTCGCACAGTTCCGGTCGCGGCCTCGTTTCGTCCGGCACTCCTTTGCGTAGCCGCTGCCGCCGCAGTATTTTGTCGCGGTGAACGCGGTAAAATGTAGCTGTTCGAGCCGCCACTATTTTCCGATACGTGGGGTTCTTTACCATGCGGTAGTAAGTGCGCCGCGCGCCGGCTTTTATTCTCGCGTGACGGACCGGGTCGGCCATTGCTCGCCTCCGGGAGGCTCGCTCCGAAGCGCGCCCCCTTTCACTGCGGCGCCACTTGTTTCGGTATATCAGTCTCTTTGCCTTGGATTTGTACGCCATTCACCCTCCCACTCCTCCGCTCCCTGACATTGCCTTCATTGACGAGCTGCACAGCGCCGGTCGGGAATACGTACCAGCCATATGCGCGACCCTGCCTGTCAATAATTTGAGCCACGTGCACGGGACTGACAACCACACCGCGGACGGTGTACGTAGTCACTTCTTCCTTGCTCGTGGGACCATACGATGCGGCGATCACGCAGAAGTCTTCCTTGACCTGCGAGGCTCGCCATGCGCCTGCGCGCCTCACTTCTGCTTCTCCTGCTCGGCGTGACGCAGAGCCACTCCGCGGCGCAAGTACAGCTCTTGCTGTATCTTCGCTTGGAGGTCTTCCATCTCGCGCATGTCCTCACCTTCTTCGAATTCCTCGATGTAAAAGGCGATTGCCGCCACGATGTTGTGTAGCTCTTCTGCGGTTAGACCGTCCACGGGGCCGTTCCATTTTACAGCTGCCATACGTCCTCCAAGGCGGCCTCGATGGCCAGGTTCTTCGCTGCCTCGGCCACCTCTGCGGCCTTAGCGGGCGAGTTGCGGAACGCCTCCATCGGCGTAGCGAGCAACTGCTGCTCGATCTTGTCGGCAAGGGCTGCCAGCTCGGGACTGCCCGATGCGTTCATGGTCCGCAACATGGCGACCTGCGCTTGCAGATTGCTCACCATCGTGTCATGCAGGCGCGTCTTCTCACCCGCTCCCCGCATGCCGAGCTGCTTCGCCATGCGCTGAATACCCTCCAGCAGATTCTTCTTCATGTCGTCGTGCACTGTCTGCATCTGCTTCTCCAGCGCGCTCGCGTGCCGCTGGCCCAGCGCCGTGACGACGTTGGCCGGTAGGTTGATACGCGAGAAGTCCTTTTCAGATGGCACCGGCAAGAGGTCGATGGTCATCCCGAACAACGCCCGCACTTCTGCAGCATCGGGATAGTCGTTCGCGTCGGCGAGGCCGCCGAGATTGTGGATGGCTTGCGCCACACGAACGTCCCAGACGTTCGCCAACGCGGCTACTGTGTTGTCGTAGTCCTGCTTGAAGCCGTTGAGCTTAGTCAGAAAGTCGATCGCTTTAGTTGCAGCTAGGAGCCTATAGCTCCCCTGCCACGGCGATGTTTCCTGCTTCACGTAACTCCCGATCACGCGGGCTGAGGCGCGCACTGCTTGCAATTCGCCGTCGGCCGACGCAAAGAGGTACTTCACGAACTTACCGCTGTCCTGGGCTGCTCCCTTGGACGTGATAACTTCGGACGACGCTTCGCGATCTGTAATGTTGCCGGTCCAGCTCTTGAGAGTCAGATCGACCACCATGTAGTTCGCAGCTAGAGCGTCATTGAGCTGATTTGAGTCTGTCATTTCTCTCCTTCGTAATAGACACAATCCGCAGACCTAGCAGTAACAAGATCGTCGCTGCTAGCTGCGGGCAATCATGCCGCAAGGCGAATAGGAACATCCGCCCTACAGCTTTCTTGTACAGAACCGGCGCCTTCATCGACCTGTGCTCGACGTGATCAACGCCTTGTTCTTGTGAATCCACTTGATGAGGGACGGTGAGTTGAGCAGCGATGAACCGCTGCGCTCCAGCAGCGACTTCGCCATTGACACCTGAACCTCACGCGGTAAGCGCTCGGTGTAGGTCCACAGCGGGTCGATGTTGTCGCCCTTCGCAAAGTGAATGCACATCTGGCCAGCAGCCCAGCCAGCGCTGAGTTCCTGCGGACACTTCGCCGTCTTCGGATCTGCAATGATCTCATCCAACGTGGGCAGCTTGTCCCACACCTTCAGGTATCCGAACAGATTGGCACCGGCGCCTTCGCCAATGTCGCCGTAGATGGCTTGCTGAATCAGCACGTCGCTCGGCAGCTCCATGTCGATCAACTTGCCGTCCTCATCCCGCGCGAGCCCGACTTGCAGCAGATGCGCCGCACGTACCACAGAGCGCGCCGAACTGAACGGCCGATCGGTGTTGGGTACTTCGTCAACGAACGCGGTCGTCGGATTGGACTTCGCCCACGCGATGATGAGCGGATGGATGCCGTTCTTCTCGGCCCAGACTGCCCACGACAGGGCGTCGTTCTCCATCGGGATCTCCCTGATTCGGTTTCTGATGTGGCTGAGCATACGCAACGCCCCAGCTCTGTCCTGTGCGCGGTTGCTTGCTATGTAGATCTGCCAGTCCTTGGGCAGTTTGTGATTCCCGAACTGCTTCTCTAGAATCACAGATGCCAGCGCCTTTTGGGTGAGATGCTCCGCCGATGAAAGCTCATCGATGAAGTAAATGCCCCTCGGGAACTCTGCCAGATACGCGTCGCTCGGGAACTCCGGCGATCGAGTGAACACGCTGATGGGCTCTCCTGTTGGCCCCTTCGTGGGGATCAGAAAGCCCTTGTAGTCGGGAGCATCCAGTGTCGGTGCGACACTCTTGCGAAACCCGAATTGTTGACCGTACTTGGCACTCAATCGGCGTATTACATCGTGCTCGATGAAGTCCGTCTTGCCACAGCCCGGCGGCCCTACCAAATGCACAGCATCCCCCGCTTCGTACATTGGTTCCACAATCTTTTCAAGATCTAATATGCGCATTATCTGCCTCCGTTTTTGTCGGCTCACACTGTTGAGCTGCAAGCGCCGATGAATCGCAGCTCCTCGAACTCTGGGTTGTCCTTCTTGAACATTTGAATCAGGCCCCAGATAACAGCATTGAATGCCTCGATGCCGGCGTCTGGGTCTGCGGTGTGTAACTTCAGCCACTCTTCGCGGGCTCCACGAATTGATTTCGCGAAGCTCTCGTAGTCGCGCTTCGAGTATTTACAATAGCCGCGCATGCCGGTCATGCTGCCTCGCGCCACGCGCAAAGGCGGCCGTACACCGCAAGTGGCGTAGTGTGCTTTGGTGGGCACTTGGGATCTCCTTAGTTGATGCTCGACGGACCAGCGTCTAGCCGGTCCAGATAAGTCTGAACTTCTTCGATGCGGCGCATGATCTGATGGTCACACGCGTCCACTGTTGCGGACATAGCCGACGTTAGATCGCCGACTGGCTTCAAGGTCATCGTAACCCGCAGCATGCTTACGTAGTCATGCAGCCATGATATAGGGACTCGCGGGACGAAC